AAGTGACAACGCCACGACCACGCCTAATCTCAGGGCAAACAACATACTTGGTATCGTCAATGATAACCAGTTTAGGCAGACTCTTACGCCAAGCATCGGCCAGATTCTTACGCTTGGGGCGTTTCTTGGCAATCTTCTGGTCACTATCGCACCATGCGAACAGTTTGAAACCAGCCTCAACCGCAGCGGCCTTATCATTAGCGTTATGGATGCTAGCATATACATTCATATACTTTTCCATAGCCACAAGGCGACCATCATAGATATGAGTATAAAACCACATATCTGGCAGTGTCGTACCTTCCGATACGATACTCTCACAAGCCCACATTACATTCTCAACATAGTTAGTATCCAACTCACCGTTGAGAAACCAATCGCCACGCTCATGCCAGCGAATAGACTTCTCTTTACGGATGGCTTCCAGAATCATAGCACGAATACGATTCTTTTCCGTAATGAGATTTTGCATACCGGCAGGACGCACGTTAGGATACATTTTCTCGGTTTGCTCTGCATAGCAACCGTCACCAAGAAATGCACAAGTAGGTGGACAAGTGTCACCCACAGGGCGAGAAACCACCAAACAACCCTTGCCAAGTTTATCGTTACCGTCTGCAACTTTCATAACTTTCTCCCTTGTATGCCATCATTCTACAGTCTATATCGGCATGGTCAAGGGGAAATATTTAAAAAATCTTTGGCATGGTGTTCGCGGCCCGCCCCGCTGTTTCTAAATCCTTATAGAGAAAGGACTTACGAATAGAAAAGAAAACGAGAATGACGGGACTTGAACCCGCAACCTCTAGCGTGACAGGCTAGCGATCTAACCAGTTGATCTACATTCCCAATAGCCCCACGGAGGATCGAACTCCGATCTCCACCTTGAAAGGGTGGTGTACTAGCCATTATACAATGGGGCCATAACACACAGGGTAGGATTCGAACCTACACAGAGCAAATTAACAGTTTGCGGCACTACCATTATGCTACCTGTGTAAAAATGCCCGACTAGGATTCGAACCTAGAAACGACGGAACCAAAATCCGTTGCAGTACCATTGTGCTATCGGGCAATAAGGCCAGTGGCCGGGAACGATCCGGCGACATTTGGTTTACAAAACCAACGCTCTACCAACTGAGCTACACTGGCGACCACGTAACTCAAACGTCAGCCTCCAAGATCATTATACACTTTTTCTAGGGTTTTGTCAAGCAGATTGTGTATAGTATTATATGAAAAAGAAATGTCCACAATGCGAATTAGAACTACCATTAACGAATGAGTACTTTCATAAAGACTCTCGTTCTATTAATGGTTTTCATTCTTCATGTAAAAAATGTCGTTTGCACAAGTCTAAACTATCAGCATCTAATTTAGAAGCTAAACAACGAAAAGCAGAATATAGAAAACAAACCAGAGATCACATTAGAGAATATAAAAGGATATGGGAGCAAAATAGAGCAAAAACACATCCAGAGTTTAGAATAAAAACATCTCTCAGGCGTCGTATACATTCAGTAGTTAAATTTGGTCATAAAGCAGACAAAACATTTACATTGTTGGGCTGTTCTTTAGAGTATTTCATTGCCTATTTAGAAAGTAAATTCCAAGATGGCATGACTTTAGATAACTATGGGCAATGGCATATAGATCATATACGCCCTTGCTCTAGTTTTGATTTAATGGATCCAGAACAACAACGACAGTGTTTTCACTATACTAATCTTCAACCCTTATGGGCAAAAGATAATCTATTGAAAAGCGATAAGTTTTAAACTATTCCCCATCGCCATAAATATTATACCACTCCCCGCTATCATCATAATCTACAATGTCCGCATCACATTCAAGTTCTTCATATTCATCGTAATCGGGAATATATGACAGGTGTCTCATAACATTCTCGTTGTATAGAACATGATCAATATCGCGGGACATTATAATCTCCTTATGATGATGGTAGGGGCATATCTCTATTATACTCTATACACGGGAGGTTATCAATGGGTCATGTAGGATTCGAACCTACAACCAACGGATTAAAAGTCCGATGCTCTACCATTGAGCTAATGACCCAAAATGTACGGGTTATGCCATACTCGGCTTTGCATTTAACCGTGGTTTCTTTGATATCATTCTACCAGCGGCCCGTACAGTTGTCAACTATTCAAATAACCTCATTTGCCCATCATTCTTTATAATAGGATTGAAATCCAGTAGTTCGTTGCCATCATCATCTTCATAGCCATAAGTCTCAGCCTCAACAATCTCGCGGATACGCTCACGATATTCCTCATCGCTATGGTTTTCCAGCCAAGAGTCAAGCAGATCATTAGCCAGTAGATCATTCACGCATAGAATAAAGTTCTCGGGCCATGAGTTTGTATCATCACGCCAGATAGCCCTCATTTCAGACGCAGTAAAGATATCAAATATGCCCATAACCTTATCGTCCTTTCTTGTCTACAAAGTTTACTCTAAAATGGAAGGTCTGTCAAGTCATTCTGTCGCTGACTATCTGCACAACATCGATCTTCATTATTTGGGAAAGACTCTCCCCCGCATTTTGCCTGCCTTTTGTATTCTTCCCATTCCTCCCAAACTACCAAGTCTGCCGTTTCCTCACAGTGTACGCACTCATCCCATTTTGACATGGTGTAACTCCTTATGCTGTAACGACTTCCGTATGCTACCATATTATCGGCTTTTGTCAAGCCCCACTTTAAACTTTCTCTAAGTCTATATATACCAATACTTTACGACGAATCCGGCCCGCCCGCCTCGCCCTAAACCCTTACAGTGTAAGGACTTAGAGCTAAAGGCTAGGCTAGTGTACATTAAAACAGGTGAGCGACACCCATACTGTACAAAAGATTACCGGTTACTGTACGCCTGCACATGTCACTACGCTCTGCATAAAACTGGCGATACTCACCGTTTGACATTTTGCAAGTAACAAGCGTAGGGCTACGCTGAAACTCTTTATCATATCGGCGGTAATCACTAGACCAGTTCAGACGGTCAATCTCATCCTTAGTCAACTTATAAACATTCACAACCTTGGCAAGATACCTTTGATAATCACCAGTTACAGGTTGGAAGTATCGAAAGTTATATACAGTACCAACAGTAGCATTAGCAAGACTATCATGCACACCTCTGTATACATTGAAAAAGAAAAAGCAAACCAAAGCAACGCAAGAAAGGGCAAGCAAACCGCCAAACAAAACGAGATCATTCATTTATCAACTCCTAGTGGGAAAAACTCATTATACCTTGTCGATGAGGCTTTGTCAAGCACTCAGCACATCATCTTCTACAATATCATCGGCATCTTCCGCGAAGCAACTTGAGTTTACTTCGTCAACGTCGATACCGCTATCATTCCACGCCACATTGTCGGGCGTTTCATATGCAATCGCTCCACCTTCATTGTAAAGGTATTCTTGAAACTCAGCATAGTTAGAGCAACTACGAGAGAGATTATAAAGCCCCTCGTCGTTACTAATCCAGAGGCACACGTTCCACGTTTCGTAGTTAGCATAACCGTTATACATCAGAAATCATCTCCGTAGGTGTCACCAAAACAACCATAACCCTCATCAACGTCCCAGCCGATAGAGTTCATCGCACTATCATGGTCGCCATCCATGCTATCATCATAGTAATCGTCCCGATAATCATTCGGGTCAACAGTATCATCATGGTAGTCCATGTCATAGTCCTCGTAATCGTGGGTAGGATCGGGGCAACTCATCATTCACTCCTTAGAAAGTATACTCTTCGGGAATCCACTCGTCAACATCAACGCCAACGATTTCCGCCCAATCGTAGAAATCGCACAGCACAGCCGGATCATCAACAGGCTCGACCATCGGCTCAACCGCTTCCTTCGCGGCAAGGTCAGCAAGAATCGCGTTGACTTCTTCAAAATCGTAGAGCATTTTCATTCCTCCTAGGTATGCCATCATTCTACACTAGTTATCGGCAACGTCAAGCCCCAATCTACAAATATTTTTCCTTAAAAAGATGAAAGGGTATTTGGCACAAAAATCGCGGCCCGCCCCATTCGCCCTAAACCCTTGTCAGATATAGAGTTACGTCAACTATTCACAATCCAAGCCGCTATACATCCGATCACGAAAGAAAGTGAAAGCACAATCGCGTCACCTGTACGCATATTCAGTCCTTTTTTATTGGAAAAACAAGATCAGAAACAAACCAACAACCAATAACGCCAACAACAAATCCCACACCGATTTGTACCCAGTTAATATCGACCATCCTTGGCCCCTTTCTTTATGAAACTAAAATGTTATCTTCAAACGGAGTACCATCCTGCAAAAACCATTCGTAGTTTTTCTGGTACACACAAACCGGACTATACTTGTTAATACGATCCTTAGTGGTGCTAGTTCGCCATCCGTTGGTGTTCAACTTATAAAGCCCGTTAGGATAAATAACAACCACCTTCGTACCATGCAGTTCAATAGCAACACTACCATCGTGCTGAATGTAAGCGTAGGTATTGTTGCCAACCTTACGCTGGCTTCGGTTACGCTTGCCCAAAACCATCTTAGTCGCTTCGGCGTGAGTCATCTTTTTTCCTTAGTTAGAGAGCCTTGATTTGATTCAGTATATCGGCCACACCAGCAAAGTCAAGCCATCCCACAACGTCACTAGTCACGGGAGTATCATATACAATCTTGCCATCTTTCATAACGGCAACTTCAAAAAGCCCATCTTTTCCACCATAGGTCATAGCATTACTTACAACGCTAGCCTCGTAACCATTATCAAACTTAAAAACTTTACGGTAATCGTTCATGATATCCTCTTTCTTATATCGACATTCTATCATCTAAACTTTAGTTGTCAAGCGTTTTTCGTGCTGACTACGCTGGCTACCAAATGATCCGGCCAGTTTGGCCGAGACTTCCCAGTTTTCCCAGATCGCCCAAACCCCCCATTTTGCCTATCTTACCAAAACCCCCTATTCGTCGTAAAACGCGGAGATTTCCTGTCCTGCCACAGCATACATTTCATACATACTACGCAAAGCCTCTACCCTCTCGCGGCTTCCCGGCTTACCTACCTTGTCAATCATGAGGTCGTTACCCCCCACAATGCGGGGATCGACGCTTTCCTTACGCACCTTACCAGCATTACGCAAAGCGGTACGGTTGAACTTGATTACCTTTTCGCTTTTGATTGGCCCATATTGCCCATCCGCAAGGCTAGGTTGATGGGGAATAGCGATTCCCACAAAGCACATGCGAGCCTGTCGCTTGGCATCTTCGATGATTTGAAACTTTGTAGCCATTTTCTTTTCCTTAGTGGTGATGATGGATTGTACGAAACTTTTTCTACGCTGTCAAGAGAGGCTAAAACCTAGTTCAATCTCTAGAGACATCTTGCAAACTTTTTCGCGTAGAGCGTGAAGCCTAGCGGCCTCTTTCCTATACGCTTCCTTTTCTTCATCATTTATAATAGGAAGGATGGTATCCATAATCCGGTTTTCCCGGTGGATAATGGCAAGGTGGATATCTTTTAGTTCGTCAACGGTTAGCATTTCTTTTCCTTTTCTCTTTCTTACTTATCGGTATTCTAGCGACTCAACTTTAGAAGTCAAGCATTTTCTTTTTCGTTTTTCTCTTTTTCTTCTCTACGCTTTTGCTCATAGTAGGATTCCAGAGACTTCAAAAACTCGTCAACGTATCCATCTTCATTATCACGACGGTAATCGTATCCATCGTCAGACTTATAAAACTTACCCATTTTATTTACCTTTCCTATCCTCAAAAAGTTTCCAGAAGATCGAAATCTTCCCAACCACTAATCTCTACCGCATCGTATACGGTTCGACCAACCAGAAAAGCCGACCCAATCGGCACAATCTCGAAAGTCTTTCCATTTTCACCATACAACCTAACCAACTCACTCTGGATATCTTCAATGTAAACCATTTTCAACTCTCTCTTTCTTATGTCTATATATAGAGCAATCGGTGTGCCAAACATAGATTATTTTTTTGTGCGTTTCGACCGGGAAAAACGCTATGACATTTTTTGTGCTTAGTTTTTGAGCGTAGCATTTTGCAACACCCTGTAGCATTTTGCGTTAGTGATTTCGGCCATGAAACTGAGGTAGTGTAGCATTTTGCAACGGTCTACCTATCTTACCATGCCTCTTTTGTAGGCGTGCGATTTTTTATTCCACGGCACGGATTTTGCGTTGATACTCGCTCTAAGTCCTTATGCCACAATGGTTTACGTCAAACGCGGCCCGCCGGATTCGCCCTAAGTCCTTATGTAGCAAGGGTTTAGGTTAAATCCTAGGGCAAACGGTGTGCCATTCAGATTTGGCACGATATTTGCTCACCCGAAATATTGCTCTTCCCAAAAGTCCTCATCATACCCCTCTTCCTCATCTTCCCAACCTTCCCCATCGTCAAGGCCAGCAATGTAATCTGCCTCGTCTTCCATTTCTTCCCAACCCCTATAGATTTCCTCTTCGTTGATTTCCGACATATCGTAGATGAAATCGTTGTTCATTTGTATACCTTTGGGTTTAGTGTTCAACCGTTCATGAACCGAATAGCATCTTGGGAAGTCTTGAACGTTCCCATCAACCTACGCTTACCGTTTTCCATTTCGCGGTAAACCTTATACTTATTCCCGATCATGATCAGAACCAGATTCATAACTTTCTCTCTTTCTTTCCCTGTATTATACTTATCGGCTTTTATCGTGTCAAGCCCCTAGGAAATATTTTTTCAACGAATCGTAATCAGTCCGTTGAAGTGTGAGAAGGTAAGGGTAAGAGTCTGAGAAGGATACTTCTCGTTGATATACTTCTGTGCAGTACTCTTACGGTTATCCGTAGCAGCGACACACTGTACAACTGTACCATTCTTATCCGTAACCTTCCACACCTTTTTCTGTACGATACGGGGAAGGCTACCAATGAAATCGTTGATATGAGTTGTCTTTTCCATTTTCTTTCTCTCTTTCTTTCTTATGCTCTTATTATACCATACTTATCGGCTATGTCAAGGGGCAATCTCAAATATTTTTAAATATAATCTTGTGCCAAAGCAAGAAATATTCTCTAGAGCAAATGCTGTGCCAAATATATTATTCTCTTAAACAGAAGATCGACACGATCATATCATTAGTCGTAAGTCTATACCCTATAAGGGTTTACGTCAAAAATTTCGGGGCGTATGCGTCGTAAACCTATACCCCACAAGCACTTACGTTGACTAGATGGTTGACACGATCTACTCTTTAGTAAGATGGGGGATATAGGGGGGTTTTATCTTATAAGTATTTTAGGCAATATACGTCGAAAAAGTCGAGGGTGGTCCATCCACAATTTAGAATGTATAAACATATGTATTACCCGATCCACCCGCATCGCCCCTGCTTGAATCATTGAATCTGTTAATTTATCAATATGGTGTGTATAATACCATATAGGAGACATTTTATGAAAAAGAAACAAACAATTGAAACGCAATTGGATTGTCGCGCTACGGCATCTTTGCAGGAACAAATAAACTCTGATTTACTTCATGAGGATAAATTACTAGCCTCGTTACTTAGCGACAAAGATACCGTTATAAACGAGGAACAGGATGACGAAACCAAGTCAAGCGATTGAATTAGTAGCTAATGTAGATGATAGTAACGACCTACTATTATGCGGCATTGATGGTATACAACACGCTAACTACGATTATTCAGCGGCCCATTATTATGGAACTATAAGTTCTGATAATAGTGTTAGTAACGTATTTGGTCTTGGTGAAAATAATAAATTCTTCTATATCTTGATGTCCTTTCGTGACAATCAAATAGTTAGATACGAAGCTGGTACTGGTTATGGGTATGAAAAAGATGGTAAGCACTACTTTAATAGATACTTACCAATGTATGAGGGCAAGAACCCCCAACATCAACAACTAGTTAAAAAAAATAAAGAAAAATATATTTGTCTTGATGATGCTGTTAATGTTTTAGTTTCATCTTTCCCCCCCGACTATTCATTAATGTTTTACGATAAGAATTGCGTCTTATCTTCTTTTGATAAATCGGTTCCCCATGCGATACAAGTACTTGAAAATTCTTTCTTAGCTCGCGTTGACGTTAACGATATTTCCAACGTGTCTTTCGATAGTAAGGTTTTTAGTGATATTATAGCTGAAGCTTTAACGAAGTACACTAAACAGCTATCGCTTAAAGCTTCAAAACTTAGCGTTGGCAAATTGTCTGCAAAGCATTTTCAATTAGAGCCATCTAGTGATCTTAACGTTAAAAAGGGTACTTTTATATACGATGAAACAACGGATACTGTTAAGTTTTATAACGGAGAAAAATGGAGAACGTTAAAGTGGGTAGACGAAGAATCGGAATGAAAATACCTAAAAATATGACGGAAGCACAAGTTGTGGATCAGATTAACATTGTCGTTAATAGGATATCGGCCCGTTATACTTTTCATGGTTACGAAGTTGATGATATAAAACAAGAAGCTTTTATAATTTGTATGGATGCTATGGATCGCTATGATCCAAGTCGCCCCTTGGAGAATTTCCTGTCTGTTCACTTATCTAATCGCCTTAAAAACTTTGTTCGTGATAACTTTTATACTAAAGATGAAGAAGAAAAAAAGAAAGTTTTAAAACCTAGTAGTTTATCTTATGAAGACTTTACTCCCAGTACAGAATACAACAATGATAATAAGATAGATGCTAAAAATCTACAAGAGATTGTTGATCGCAAGTTACCTTCAGAGTTCCGCGCAGATTATCTAAAAATAATTAATAATGTATACGTACCGAAAAAAAGAAGAGAAGAAATCATTGCGATAATCAAGGAGTTACTAGATGAAGAAGGGTAGAATTTCTAAAGAAGAAGAACGCATAATTGGCAGATTGATCGACCATGTTACGGTAGAAGATATCGCCAAGCAACTTGACCGCGATGTTGAGTCTGTTGATAACTTTGTTAAGCGTAAATTCAAGGTCGGACTATCAAACGAAGAAGCCGCCGCTTATTCACTAGAAGATCGCCCTTATTGGATTGAACTAGAGAACCAGTTTACTCCTTCAGAACTAGATCTATTTAAGTATCATTGGTCCCGTATTATTTCTCAGTTTAAAGATGACGTTTTTCCAACAGAAGAACTACAGGTGGTAGACGTTATTAAACTAGAAATACTCATGAACCGCTGCTTAAAGAGCAACAAGGACAATCTTAATGAAATGACCGTTTTGGAGAAACTCCTTAATGACGAACGGGCCGTTGATAAGGATCAGCGTGATCATGATTATGTTTTAAATCTAGAGCGTCAGTTAGCATCCCTTCGGGCTTCTCAAGAAGCTCTTAACCGGGATTACCGCGAGCTTCAAAGTAAAAAGGCCAGCATGTTGCGTGAAATGAAGGGAACTAGAGAGCAAAGAATCAAGCGACTTGAGGATAGTAAGCAAAGCTTTACCTCTTGGGTTGCTAATCTTATGCAAGACCCAGAAACGCTAAAACGATATGGGATTGAAATGGAAAAGATGAGACTAGCTATGCTTAAGGAGAAGGAGCGATTAAGTGCTTTTCATCAATATGAGGACGGTCAGATTGATCAACCGTTCTTAACGCCAGATACGGTGCTAGACTAATGAATAGATTAGATGTAATACAGTCTTTAATTAATAAATGCAATGGAACCAAATATCTAGAAATAGGTATAAAAGACGGAGATGTTATAAATAACATACAGTGCCAATACAAAATAGGTGTTGATCCAGATCCTTCCACACCGGCCACCTTTCATCTTACTTCTGATGACTTTTTTGATTATTATAACAAAGAAAATTTTGATGTAATATTTATAGATGGCTTACATCATTATCGTCAAGTTTTGAGAGATATAAAAAACTCACTTAGTATACTAAACCCAAATGGTTACATAGTCTGTCACGATCTTAATCCTACAGATGAATATTTACAAATCGTGCCTAGACAGTATGAAGATTGGATGGGAGACTGCTGGAAAGCTTGGGTAATTTTAAGATCTAGTATGCCAAATCTTACTATGAAAGTTTTAGATGTTGATTGTGGTTGTGGAGTTATAAAATTTGGTTCTCAGGAGTTGATTCCCCTAGATGAAGATCTAAGTTGGGAAAATCTTGTAAAGTACAGGAATTCTTGGCTCAATCTTTTTCCACCGGAGGAGATCAACTCATTATGAAGATAGTTAAAGCAACATACGGCGGCATTGACGTATCTGAAAAATTAATAAATCAAATAAAAAATGATAAGATACTTATACGTGTTGGTAATGATATATTTGGTGATACCAAAGTCGGCGTTTTAAAAGATTTAGAAGTTGAATTTTATCACGATGGAGTTTTACATACTAAAACTGTTCAAGAAAATAAATATTTTATTTTTCCAGAAACATCTACCGACAAGCTAGGCATATTTTATTCAGATAATATTGATAATAATATAAGACCTTGTATCTTGGCATCATTGAACTCTATAAATAAGTCTTCATCTGGCAAAGCCGATATAATAACAAACATGTGGAGAAAAGAACCAGAAAATCCATTTTTAGAAATTATATCAACGGCACAGTCTAGATCTCATCTAAATCAAGTTCTTCAAATATTGCAATTATTATTTGTTTCTCAACAGATAAAACCATATAAATATGTTAGTTTTCTAGAACATGATGTTCTGTATGCTGAAAATTATTTTGATTATGAAGATTTTGATGAAGACTATATAATAAATACGAACTATATCGGAATGAAAGAACAGGGGTTTCAATCTATTAGACAGAACGACAAACCCACTAGTCAAATAACTATGAAGTTTGATTTTGCACTAAATCATTTTTTAAAGATACTTCCAAATGCTTTGATGCACAATCACGGTTCTTTAGAGCCTCACTGGTCTAATAGTATTAAGTTTACTTTTAAATCATATGCGTCAAAAAATCCAAATATTCATGTGAATCACGGTAGACATTTTACTTCTCATTTTGATTGCTTTTATCACGATTATCAACAAACTAACCCATACTGGGGTAATATTGAAAAGTACCAGTATTTATTTTTTAGGGGAAAATAATGAAAAAGTATAAATATAATATTGATCAATTTAATTTAATTAATATAGTTAAAAATGCATTTAATGTAGAGTCATTGAGTAATATACATTCTATTCTAGAGACAGATCTAGGAATACCAACGGATCCTAGTCAAGATCAAACTACTATCTTTCATAAAATATTTTATAGATTGTATGAGCAAGATAACTCAGAGTTCTTAAATATTTATGACAGCTTTGTAGAATATCTAGTAAAAGAGCATTTTGATGGTCAAAATATGGTCTATCAATCTAGACCAACATTTAGGGTACAGATTCCAAACAATATAGCTGTTGCTAAGTGGCATAAAGATAAGGCATATAATCATTCGTGCAAAGAAATCAATATATATCTTCCACTAACAAATGCTTTTGATTCTAATACTATCTGGGCAGAAAGCGAAGAAGACAAGGGCGACTATTCTCCGATGAATGCTGAAGCTGGAGAGTATTATATATGGGACGGGGCTAATTTGAATCATGGTAACAAAGAAAACAAAACCGGTGTTAGTCGAGTTAGTTTAGATTTTAGATTAATTCATAAAGAAGATTTTGATTATGCTGGAACTAGTGTAACAACTAAAGTTCCCATGAAATTAGGACACTATTGGAAAGAATATAAGGAAAAAGCATGAAAGCTATTATTTTTGGAATAACTGGGCAAGATGGTAGCCATTTAGCGGATCTTCTTTTGGAAAAAGGATATGAAGTAATCGGGGTGACTCGACGTTCTAGCGTAGACAACACCAAAAGAATAAAGCATATATTGAACCATTCTAGGTTCCATCTAGTCGAGGGGGACATAACAGATTCTAGCAGCGTTCTGAATATTTTTAGAAATAACGAACATGTAGATGAAGTCTACAACCTCGCCGCTCAGTCTCACGTTGGAACATCCTTCACTCAGCCTTCCCTGACTTGGGATATAACGGGCAAGGGGTGCCTTAATATATTGCAGACTATGGTAGATTTAGAGATGCTTGGGAGTAGATTTTACCAAGCCTCCTCTAGTGAAATGTTTGGTAGAGCTTACGATATTGACAGAGATGGTACAAAATATCAAGATGAAAATACTAGATTTTTACCTCAATCCCCATACGCCGTTGCCAAGTGCGCCTCACATTATGCTGTTGGTTTGTATCGTCAAGCGTATGGAATTCATGGTAGCTGTGGAATACTTTTCAATCATGAAGGCCCAAGGCGTGGAGATAACTTTGTTACTAAAAAAGTGATAAATTGGGTAGTATCTTTTGTAGAATGGTTACAAGATACTAATATTATAAGCTCTGAATACATTCAATCATCAGATAATCAAATTATATATAATGATGTGACTTTCCCAAAACTGATGCTAGGCAATTTGGATGCTTATAGAGATTGGGGATATGCTGGTGATTATGTTGAGGCAATGTGGTTAATGTTACAGCAAGACGAACCAGATGACTATGTTATATGTACAGAGAATACATACTCTATTCGTGATTTATTAGATGCTTCTTTTGGCTATTTCGGAATTTACGATTGGAGTAATTATGTTGGAATAGATCCTCAGTTCTATAGACCAGCAGAAGTAGATTATTTAAGAGGCAGATCTACTAAAGCAAGAGCCAAATTGGGATGGACACCAAAATACGACTTAAATGGTCTTATTAAGCTCATGATAGAAGATAAAATAAATGAAAACTTACAGAATAATGCTAGACATATCAAATGTGTTTAGTAGAATAAAACATTTATTTCTTAAATCATATAATAGTCCATTTCCCACTATATTTATTAATGCGGATGATCCAGATGACGCCTGTTTTGAGGTAGTCAATGATCTTATTAAGATTATTATGAGCCAAAACCCGTCAATAGAGATGAGAATAGTTTGTCGAGAAATCAGAAGAAAGTCTAGAATAGATAAAATTTATTTATTATGAAAAGAAATTATGATGATCCAGCATATTCAGATTTCAGAAAGGCTGTTCTTAAAAGGGATAAAAAAAGGTGTATGATGCCGGGGTGTGGTAAAAAGATCTCTTTACAAGTACACCACATTAAAAAATGGTCTAGAGCAAGTTCATTAAGATATGAAGTTTCAAATGGTATAACATTATGTAGGAAGTGTCATGATTCTATAAAGGGCTATGAACACCAATACGAAAACTTATTTAGGACTATAGTAGATGACATATAAAGTAGCACCGCCATTTACAGTGATAAAAGACACTAGAGAACAGGATGGTTATTTCTTTAGTGAGTTTAATACTTGCGCCGGAATGGTAGAAGAAAAGCTTGATACAGGAGATTATTCCATAAAAGGAATGGAAGACAAAATATGTATAGAGCGAAAAGGGTGCGTAGAAGAGTTGGCTGTTAATTTAGGACAAAAGAAACATGCTTTTCTAGCTGAAATAGAAAGAATGACTCCGTTTCCCCATAAATTTATTGTTTTAGAATTCTCATTAGAAGATCTAATAAAATTTCCAGATGAAACAAGAATACCAGTTAAGAACAAAGCTTCTTTAAAAATTACTGGTAAATATATGTTAAAATGTCTATTTGAATTTCAACTTTATAATAATGTACAAATATTATTTTGTGGTAATAAATATAATGCTTTCCTTGCAGTTAGTAGTATCTTAAAAAGAGTAAATGAAATGTATACAATAGGGAGGAAAAAATGATGGCTGAACCAGAACTATTGAAAGATTTTCATGACTACGGAGCTAATATTGCCACAAGGGAAATATTTCTTCATAATCATTATCATGCTGAAGATAATCAGAATCCCGGTGTAGAGTATAGAATGTCTAATACCTTTATTAAAAACTTAAGGGCATTAGATATGAGGAGCAATGCTAACATTACGATACATTGCCACAGCATAGGCGGTGAGTGGACAGATGGTATGGCTATTTATGATGCCATACAAATGTGTAGGTCATATGTTACAATCATTATTTATGGTCAGGCTGAGTCAATGAGCAGTATTTTTATGCAAGCGGCTGATTATCGATATATGACACCAAATTCTCATTTTATGTCTCATTACGGCTCTAGTGATATAAATACTGATTATCTTAGTGCTATGAATCAAGCCGATTACGAAAGAAGAACTGCTGACACTATGTTTAATATTTATGCTGGAAGGTGTGTAGAAGGAAAATTCTTTTACGAAAAATTTGGTAAGAAACCAAGCGTTAAACAGGTTCGTCAATACCTAATTAGGAAACTAAAATCTGGAGATTGGTATCTTAGCGCAGAAGAAGCTGTGTATTATGGTTTTGCTGATTCTATACTACGAAACTGGCATTTCACAGAATGAAAAAAGATAATCTTAAAGTAATAGATGAAGCTTGGTTAGGGTTAGATGTCGTAGAAACCGACATTTTTAATCCTATGTCTATTCTTAATCCATCAGACGATGACTTTCATCTCAAACTATCTTGGCTAATGAGCAGGCCAGATTATCTACCGTTTTTGTGTCATCAAATATTGAATATACAACTTCTTCCATCTCAGTCATTAATTATCAATGAGCTTTGGAATAGAAAGTTCCCAATGCTTGTTGGTAGTCGAGGTCTTGGTAAATCGTTTAAGTTAGCACTTTACTCTATACTTCGTGGTATGTTATTACCAAAAAGAAAAATTGTGATTGTTGGTGCAGCATTTAGACAATCAAAAGTTTTATTTGAATATATGGAAACTATATGGCGTAATGCTCCGATGTTAAGAGATATGTGTGATAGTAATAGTGGGCCAACTAGAGATGTTGATAGATGTACTATGAGGATTAATGAAAGTGTTATTACATGCTTACCTCTTGGTGATGGTCAAAAGATTAGAGGTCAACGTGCTAATGATATTATTGCGGACGAATTTGCGTCCATACCTAGAGATATTTTTGAAAACGTAGTTGCTGGCTTCGCCGCTGTTAGTGCTGATCCAGTGCAAAATGTTAAGAGAATGTCTGCACGAAAGAAGGCCGCAGAGCTTGGTATAGAGATTGAAACGGAAGAAGAAAATCCAGAAATAAAAGATAATCAAATTATCATTTCCGGTACAGCTTATTATGATTTTAACCATTTTGCAACATATTGGAAGAAGTGGAAAGCTATTATTAAAAGTCAAGGTAATATGGCAAAGCTCACTGAAGTATTTAATGGAGAAAGACCACCAGATACATTCGATTGGCGTCAATATTCTATAATTAGAATGCCTTATGAGCTTTTACCAGCTGGATTTATGGATGCCGACCAAGTAGCACGATCAAAGGCGACCGTACACGCTGGTATATATCAGATGGAATATGGTGCCTGTTTCACAAGAGATAGTCAAGGATTCTTCAAAAGATCTTTAATAGAATCTTGCGTCGTTGGCAATAATGACAATCCTGTTTTAGATTCTAAAGGCGACATTATAAAGTTTGAAGCATGTCTTATTGGTGATACTAATAAAAGATATGTTTTTGGCGTTGACCCTGCATCTGAAGTAGACAATTTTAGTATTGCTATAATAGAGATTCATGGAGATCATAGAAGAATAGTACACTGCTGGACAACTACAAGGCAAGAACATAAAGAGAAAGTAAAAAAGGGGTATGCCAAAGAATCAGATTTTTATGCATATTGTGCAAGAAAAATTAGAGATTTAATGAGACTGTTTCCTTGCATTCATATTGCAATGGATGCCCAAGGTGGAGGCGTAGCGGTAATGGAATCGCTTCACGATAAAGACAAGCTCAAAGATGATGAAATGCCTATATGGCCTATTATTGACGATGATAAACCCAAAGATACAGACGGAGAAAGAGGTTTGCATATATTAGAAATGTGTCAATTTGCAAGATATGATTGGTTGGCAGAAGCTAATCATGGAATGAGAAAAGATTTTGAAGATAAAGTTTTGTTATTTCCATTTTTTGACTCTATAACACTTGGATTGTCTAACTCTGAAGATGGTTTAAAAAATAGAATGTTTGATACTTTAGAAGAATGTGTTATGGACATAGAAGAATTAAAAGACGAATTATCTATGATTCAGATGACTCAAACATCTAATGGTAGAGATAGATGGGATACCCCAGAGGTAATAGTAGGAACTGGGAAAAAGAGTAAAATGAGAAAAGATAGATACTCTGCTCTTTTGATGGCAAACATGGCTGGAAGAATAATACAACGCACACCAACTCCAGAAACATATCAGTTTTATGGCGGATTTGCTACTGGTGGTCACATCCCAGCAAAAGAAGATGAGAAGCTATATATTGGCCCCAGCTGGTTCTCTGATAACATGAAAGATGTGTATTAAAAAGTAGCATTCCAATTACATTCCAATTGAGGAAAATTATGAGTGAAGAAGACATGATAACTTGGTCTGATGACAATTTTTCTAGTAAATCTAATGCTATGGAGAGATTGTCCGACAATATCAATTCTTATTCTGGTTTAAATAAATCTACTGGGAGTGACGCTTATAGAACTTTTATAGATATTGAGCCAAATAGGTCAGTAAGGCCCGGTTTTAACAAACTAGATTATTATGCATTCAGACAAACTGAATCTGTCCCCACTCAGCAACGTCGCATTATTAAAATGTGCATGGATGCTTATGATAAAGTTGGAATTATAAGAAATATTATTGACTTGATGGGCGACTTTGGCAGTCAGGGGATCAACATTGTCCATCCTAATAAGACGGTTGAAAAATTCTATCAACAATGGTTCAAGAGTGTAAATGGCAAAGAGAGATCAGAAAGATTCTTAAATAACCTTTACAAAACTGGCAATGTGATCATGTATCGCAGCTATGCCAATGTAACTCCAGAGCTTGAGAAGTACATGAAATCTCTAGCCAAGGATATCAAAGTTGAAACTCCAAATATGAAACAAAATCAGATTCCTTGGAGATATAACTTTTTTAGCCCACTCACTGTAGAGTTAAAAGATGGCAAGCTTGCATTATTTATGGGTGTTTCAAATTATACTTTAAGTGCTGGAACATTCCTAGATACCTTTCAGTCAGGTTCACTTCCTAACGACGTTCTTGATAGTTTGCCAACTAACATTAAGAAAGCGTTACTGAACAAAGAAAAAAGAATTCCGCTTGACTCAGAAAGGCTTTGTGTTTTTCACTACAAGAAAGATGATTGGCAGATGTGGGCAAATCCCATGATCTATGCTATTTTAGACGATATTATCATGTTAGAAAAAATGAGATTAGCAGATATGTCCGCTTTGGATGGTGCTATCTCTAATATTCGTTTATGGACACTTGGCAATCTTGAGCATAAAATTTTACCAAATAAAACAGCCATTAATAAGTTACGAGATATCCTAGCCAGTAATGTTGGCGGTGGCACGATGGAATTAGTTTGGGGGCCAGAACTATCCTTTAAAGAATCTAGCAGTGAAGTATACAAATTCCTTGGTTCTGAAAAATATACTTCAGTACTAAACAGTATATATGCTGGATTAGGTGTTCCCCCAACATTAACTGGTATGGCTAGCGGTGGCGGCGGTTTTACTAATAATTTTATCTCTCTCAAAACACTAGTAGAAAGACTTCAGTACGGTAGAGATCAACTAACTAGATTTTGGGAAAAAGAAATTGAGATGGTTAGACAGGCTATGGGTTTTAGATATAAGGCTTATATTCAGTTTGATCAAATGACCTTATCTGACGAAGCCGCAGAGAAGGCATTATTACTACAGCTTGTAGATAGAGATATAATTAGTCAAGAAACTGTTCTTGAAAGATTTAAGGAGATTCCTCAGATCGAAAAGATTAGATTACAAAGAGAATTTGAAGATAGACAAGGCGAAGATACTCCAGATAAAGCTGGTCCATTTCATAATGCTAATCATAAAATGGATCTTGAAAAGATTGCATTACAAGGTGGAAAAGTTATTCCTCAAGATGTTGGACTAAAAACTAGCGTTCCAAAAGATATACTTATTCCTAAACCAGCACCAACTGGTACGGGCTTGCCAAATGCCCCAAAGCCTAGTAATCCTAATGGGCGACCACAGTTTAAGCAAGATACCGGTCCAAGAAAACAAAGAATAGCAAATCCCAAAACTAAGCCCGGAGTTGCTGAATTTGTTTATTGGGCAGAAGAAAGCTGGAAAGAAATCTCTGATGTGCTTACGGATGCATATCTGAATTCTAAATCTAAAAAGAATTTAAGGCAGCTAACCAAGTCAGAAGTAAAAGAATTAGAAAAATTAAAAGTAGATGTTCTTACGAATATAGATATTATGTCTGAGGTAAATGCTGCTTCTATAAGAGATATTTTAGTCGAGAATAGAAAAACGCCAAAGACATTTGCTAGCATGTTGTTGGAAGACAAGATTAGTCCAGAATCAATGAATATAGACAAGTATAGAATGCGTGTCATAAGTTTATATATCCAATCACAACTAGCAGAAATGGAAGAATAAAATGGCAGCGGCAAAGTATGATTTTAATGTAGAACAAGGATCTTCTTATAACTTAACATTTATTTATAAGAATAATGAAGGCACTCCAATTGATATCACTGATTGGTGCGCAAGAATGCTATTAACAACAAGCGACAATCAAACAATAATATATTCAACTGGTAATGAAAACGCTAATTATAAAATGACAATAGATGGTCCTAATGGAAAGATTGTATTAATGATACCAGCATTTGCAACAAATAACTTTAGTTTTAAAAGTGCTAAGTATGACTTTGAATTAGAATCTAATGATGTTTTTTATTCCCAAGGCGGAAATTATGTTACTAGAGTGCTTTTTGGTACTATATCTGTGATCAAGAGAAATAGTAAAAATTCTACCAATATGGAGTGCTAAATGAGTGACTATAGAATAGAAGTTACTGAAAACATAGTTAATCTTGATGTCATACAAGATCATGATATCACAATAGAAATAACATCTTCAGATAACTTTATTACATTTAATACTCCTAGCGGTTATCCAATATTATCCACCAGCGGAATACTTCCTGTCGATAGGGTTGCCAGTGGATATCCTATAGAAAATCTTCTTTATGGTAATACCATAGTCAGAACTAGCGGCGATCAAGCTATATCTGGTATTAAAACATTCAACACCCCTATTTTTGTTGGTGATATTACATCCTCTGGTTTTTCAGCTATAAAGTCACAGTCAACAGCAATAACTCCATCACATTTTCCAGTTTTTATTTCTGATCCATCAACTTTTTCCAGAAATATATATACTAGAACCCCATCTCAAGTAAAATCAGATCTTGGCTTAAGTAATGTTCAAAATCTTGCATTATCTGGAATAGTTTTTTCAGCCGGAAGTGGTTTAGTGGGCGGCGGTAGTTTATCCTCTAATAGAAGCTTTGATATTGGTCAAGGCGATGGGTTGATTGTGAGTGCTGACAATATATCCGTGGACTCTACTGTTGTTAGAACAAATGGTGATCAAACTATAAACGGTCCAAAGACTTTTACAAATACACTAATTTTTAATAGTGGATCTTTCCAATCTTTAAAAGTTGGCTCTAGCGATGTCTCATTAAGCGGCCATACTCACAGCATATCAAATATAAATGGACTTCAAGCTGTTTTAGATTTAAAACAACCTTCTGGAAGTTACGCATTATCTAATCACAGTCATTCTAGTTTTCCTAGCTTGTATCTTGGATCACCAAATCTAGATACTTGTTTAAATATTATTGTTCCGTCTAGTTATGAGACTAATCAGTATCAAGATACTAGTGTTCTTCAAATTACTAATGATGATCTTGCTAGTACTGTCTTTGCTATTGATGGATTGGGGCAAATAAGATATGGAACAATTAATTCTACTAATGTTAATGGTTTAAATAACGCCATTACAGCACAAATTCCAACAACCATAGTACATACTACTGGTAATCAAAGTATTAGCGGCATCAAAACTTTTAATAACAATATTAATGTTAGTGGTTTAATAACAGCTAATAGTGGTAATTTCATAAACTCATTGAAGATCAATGGAACTGATGTAAGTATTAGTGGTCATACTCACGCTATATCTAACATTACCGGATTACAAACAGCACTTGATAATAAACAACCTTCTGGTAGTTATGCGTCAAGTTCGCATACTCATACTAGTTCTGATATTACAAACTTCAACACAAGTGTAAGCGGACTAGTAAATGGAATATATGCCCCACTAAACAGTCCATCATTTACTGGAACCCCACTAACTCCAACCGCTAGTGCTGGAACTAATAGTACTCAAATTGCTAGTACAGCATTTGTTCGCACAGAAATTAGCAATTTAGTAGCTTCTGCTCCAACCGCATTAGACACTCTTAATGAGCTAGCATCGGCCCTTGGTAATGATGCTAATTTTTCTACCACCGTCACAAATAACCTTGCTGGCAAAGCAAGTCTTACTGGAGCAACATTTACTGGAAGTATTAGTGGTCCAAGCGGAAACTTCACTTCATTAAAAGTCAACAGCGTAGATGTTAGTGCTAATGGTCATACTCATACTTCTTCTAATATCACAGATTTTAACTCTAGCGTTAGTGGCCTACTAACTGTAAAAAACGTTACAGCTGGTAATTATGTAAATCTTTCATCTACAAATGGTAATTATACTATAGCTGTTACTGGATTGCAACCTAGTGGTAACTATAGTTTAATTGGACATACGCACGTTATATCAGATATTACAAGCTTGCAAACTACGCTTGACGGTAAACAAGCACTTTTGACTAACCCTGTTACTGGCACTGGAACAAATAACTATCATACCAAATGGACTAGTAGTAGTAGTATAGGAAATAGTTTAATATATGATAATGGAACAAATATTGGTATAGGAACATCTTCACCTAATGCCGCTTTAGAAGTTAGCGGTATCATAAGAATTACTGACGGGGCTGGTAGATTACAACTATATCGTGGTGGAGGAACTGTTTATGATTACAGTATTGGAAAGGAAAGTAATCATTTAGCAATTTCTACTGCTTCTGATTCTACCACGAATAGATATACCCAATTTGGATATCATGCAAGTAATGGAACTTGGAATCCAAAAACCGTTATTAATAACTATAATGGGGCAGTTGGGATTGGTACTACATCCCCAAGTGCTGATTTTCATGTCAATGGAAGCGGATTATTTGCTAGTGGCTTAAATATAAGTAATCAAACAGCTAGCACTATAGCAAGTTTTGATTCTAATAAAAATATTATTTCATTAACTACTGGTACATATCCATCTCTAACTGAATTGAGCTATGTCAAAGGATTAACTAGTGCGGTTCAAACTCAAATTGATAGTAAAGCTGCGTCATCTCACACTCACACATCAAGTAATATAACTGATTTTAATTCTAGTGTCAGCGGTTTAGTCAATGTCAAAAATATTACAGCTGGCAATTATATAAATTTATCATCAACAACTGGTAACTATACTATATCAGTAACTGGATTACAACCAAGTGGTAATTATAGCCTAGTTGGTCATACCCACATTATATCGGATGTTACCAATCTCCAAACTGTGCTTGATGGAAAGCAACCTTCTGGCAACTATGCTGCAAGTTCACATACTCACACAGCATCTCAAATTACTGATTTTAATACCTCAGTTGATTCTAGAATAACAAGTGCAAATTTACAACCTAGTGGTAATTACAGTCTTGTTGGACATACACATACATCCAGCAATATTACAGATTTCAATAGTAGCGTAAGTGGCTTATTGACTCCATATCAATTATCTCTTACAAACCCTGTTACTGGAATTGGAACTAGTGGATATTTAACTAAATGGGTTAGTAGCGGTGGACTTTCTAGCGGAATTATTTTTGATAATGGATCTAGTATTGGTATAAATACAAATACCCCCAGTTCTTCAACTAAACTTGAAGTCAATGGTAATATAAATCAAACGTGGTCAGGATCTGATACTAGATTTGCTACGGTCTATGATAATAATTATAGAATGGGTATTAATTTTGCTGCAAATCAAAGAATAATGAATATCTTTAGTACATCTTCTGAAAGTACTAATGGTCATATAATATTTTCAACCCGATCATCTGGTGGGTCTTCTAGCACAGATTATGGCTCTGAAAGGATGAGAATAACTGGTGCTGGACTTGTTGGAATATCTACAACTACTCCTAGTGGTCAATTACATGTTGTTGGTACAGGATTATTTTCTTCAAAGGTTGGCATAGGAACAAATTCTCCATCATACACCCTAGATGTTAATGGGTCTGGTAATTTTACATCATTAAATGTTAATGGGTCTGGCGTTGGTTTATATGATACATCTGTACTTTCTTTAGGAACAATCACTGGTAGCAATGCCATTAATTGTGGTCAGGATCGTCAAATTCAAACACTTACCTTAAATGGAACAGCAACTACATTTACTAAGGGAACTGGTTGGCCCTCATCTAATAGTGTTAGCAGAGACATCACATTAAATATTACAGCTAGTTCTAACACTAGTGTAACATGGACTGTTGTTACTGATTGGTATCGACAGCCAGACAGCCCTTTACCAAGTGGTAGTCATATAGTTCTATTAAGAGCAATTGGTAGTGGAATAATTCAAGGACACTATATAGGTAGTAAGACTAACTAAAATGATTAATGATTTATTAGGATCAACACCAAAAACTTATCCAGCAAGTTTACTTTTAAACTTTGATGGATCAAATGGTGGTACAACGTTCACTGACTCATCTTCTTTTGCAAACACTGTTACTGTTTACAATGGATCGGTAACGACTAGTACATCACAAAGCGTTTTCGGTGGTTCTAGCCTATTTGTTGATAACGGTTATTTACAAGTTGCATCAAATTCAGCATTAAATTTAAGTAGTGGAAATTTCACAATTGAGTTTTGGGTAAAGCCAGACACGCAAAATCAACCTTACCCAAGTATTTTAGGAGCAAGCACTTGGGGTGCAGAAAATGCGTTCTCAATTAGATATTCAAATGTTGGACTTCAGAATTGTTTTAGTGTAAATTCATGGCACATGTCTAATTACTTTGGAAATGAAACATACTTAACTAGTGGCCCATTTGCACCCGGTAATTGGCATCATGTCGCAGTGACCAGATCGGGTTTAACTGATCGACTATTTGTTGATGGAATATTAACTTCATCTTATACATTTGATACACCGCAACAATGGCCCGATTTAAACGCAGATGCAACATTAAAGATTGGTAGTTCATGGGACGGCGCGAGGGGTCAATTTAAAGGCTATATTGATGATTTACGAATAACTAAAGGTGTGGCACTTTATACAGAATCATATTTTGCCCCTCCTTTATACGCATTATCAAAAAATTCAACAATTGCTCCAAAATTATTCAATCATTTAGTAATGATAAGCACAAAGTCTAGCGGCAATATAACTGGAAATATATCCACATCAACCGGATTTTATGCTGTAAACTGGTATGATGGAACTAAAACGATATATGCCAGTGACAATAATTTCAGTAAGTCTGCAATTGGTGGAAATCAGTATATAACAATTTATCCTTGCGCTGGAGTTCCTCTTCTTTTACATTTTAATGGAGGAAATGGAAGTACGGCATTTGTTGACTCATCCAGCAATAATACTGTAATTACCCAAAATGGTAATGTTACAACTAGTACAACTCAAAGCAAGTTTGGTGGCAGTAGTGCTTATTTTAATGGAAATAGTTTTTTATCATTTCCCGTAGGAAATAATTTTATACTGTCTAATGATTTTACAGTAGAATTTTGGGTATATCCAACTATTAGTTTTCCAACTAGCGATTACGTTTTATGGTTTGGACTTAGCTCTGGTGCTGGAGATTATTTTGGAGTTAAAAATGGTAATTATGTTGCTCAGTTTGGGGGAACTGGAGAAATGTTTTGGAGTGGCTCTCCATCAATAAATGCATGGACACATATAGCGTTAGTAAGGTCTGGATCTACTGTCACTTTATATGTCAATGGAACATCTCTAGGCAATTATACAAAATCGACACCTTGGCTCAATAGTCCTAGTTCTAATGTGCAAATAGGTGCATTTGCATCACAATTTTTTACAACAGGATATATTGATGAATTCAGAATAACTAAAGGTCAAGCATTATATAAATCAAATTTTACTCCATCAACGGCAGAGTTAAGTTCTGATATAAATGCCAACTTATCTGGATATTTTTTAAATGTTGATATTTCAAATAATAATTTAACTTCAGTAAGACCGTTATACTCAAGATTTACTAGTAGTATAGGATATAACATGCCGGGATATACTCGCACTTGGTATTTTTATAATTCATATTATAGCAGAGGTTATAACTCTTCTTATGCAGCAGGAGCATATGTTCCCGGTTCACCATATCATTTAGATGTTAGCTCTAATATTTTAGATGCATCAGCATTAAATCAAATTTATACTGATCTTTTAAATGGAACTGGAAGTATAGATGTTAGTGATAACATTGGTGGTGATACTGATAATCCAAACATAGCAACATCCAAGGGCTATACTGTTTTTGGATCAGTTTCTCCATACACAACACTTCTACTAAATTTGAATGGTAGTTATACCGATTCTTCCTCACAAAACATATCAATATCTGCTCTTGGTGGCAGTCCATCTTTTAGCACATCAATAAAAAAGTATGGAAGCTCATCATTATCGCTTAACGGTGGTAATATTGGCAATGATTCATTCGTAATTCCAGATTTATCACAAGTTGATTATACAATAGAATTTTGGATCTATAGACCAACAGCAACTAATACTTATGAAGGAATTGTTAATCTATCTAATGGATCGTCACCGGCTGGCATAAATATTCATTTATATAATAGCAATGATATAAATTTTAATGACGGACAAGCTGGTGCTGCTGCTGGTGGAACAATTGGAGCAAATCAATGGTATCATGTTGCTTGTGTTTCTAAAAATAATGTTAAAAAACTTTTTATAGATGGAACTCTCGTAAGTTCTGGTAATCAAGTCACACCAGCTGGCCCATACAAATTAAAGATAGGGGCTACCTATTCTCTAAGCCAGACATCCAATGCTTACATTGATGATTTTAGAATAATTAGAGGAAAAGCATTATATGCTACAAATTTTACACCTCCAACCTCACAATTAACTACCTATCCATAATGTATTATTATACTACTCCAAATTACAGCGTTGCTCTCAATGCCAAAGTTGGTTCATCAACTATGGCCCGATTAATTATTAAACAATTTTATCCAAAAGAGCATAAAAAGATAGTATACGCAAGATTTCCTAATGGTATTGATGAAAGCCAAAAACAATGGCACTGGATGTGTCCCGGCTCACCCTCTCCAGATAAACCTATAGTGCTAATGGTAAGAAATCCAGTTGATCGATTTATTACTGCTTGTCAACAAGTAGCAGTTAAATTTGAAGACATAGATAAAGCAATAGATTCTTTATTGAACGATAGTGCTTTTTTAAGAACAAGAGAAGACATTGAAGCGGTAAATCAACTAGCTAATATAAACACAAGAAACTCAAAAAAGTTAGAGATTAGACAAAAAAGATTAGATCAAGGTTTACCAGTAAGAGATTTTAAAAGATTCGGGTATTTAAGAGATGATGTTCATTTTTTACATCAGCACGAATATATTCAACATGAAACCTATCTTTTTAAATTTCCAGATCATATACAAGATTGTTTAACTTTTATTGGCATAAATAGTGAACCAATAACAGCAAATAAAGCCAAAAGAGAAAAACCTAAACTATCAGACAATCAAAGATTACTAGTAGAATCTTACTATAGCAAAGATATTGAACTATTCAATAGTATAAATGTTCCCGGCCAGTTAGTATCATCACAAGGAGAATAGTCATGACACTAGATTTTAATGTAAATAATAGATTACCACCAAAAACTCCAGATGAAATATCTGATGTTTTAAAACTGCAAGCTAAAAATATATATAGCAATATGGTGGGGGTTTTCAACAGAGGTTCAAAAATGTTTTGGGATAATCCTAATGCGACTCCAGAACAAATAGCATCCTCATTAGGCACAGATGCTAAACAGTTGTTTGAACTTCATTATAAATTAGGACAATTAATTGCGAGCGTTGATCCTTTAGCAATAGCTCCCGGTTCATCAGTAATAGGTCAATTTACCATGAACGAAGATGGAACAGTTACTATTAATCCACCATTAATACCATAATTTAAATAATGGAGAAATAATATGAGTATTTTAGATAGCAATGTTCAACCAAACTTAGCAGAACAATCTGCCAAGCAAATAATCAATCAAGCTCGTCAGACATTTCATCAAATAACCGACTCTTTTAATGACGGTACTGTTTTATTTTGGAGCAATCCTTATGGATTAAAACCATCACAAATTGCTGAAGCATTAGGGCCAAATGCCGTGGAAGTATTTAAATTACACTATGCTTTGGGACAATTTATCGCTAGTATAAAGCCAGAAGTTATATCTAATTCATTATCTTTAGTTGGTCAATTTACTATGAACCAAGATGGGACTGTGAAAGTTCATGAAGACGATAACCTACCGCCGGTTGCTCCTCAAAATTTTAATGCCTCTCTAATTGATGATCGTTAAGCAATCAATTTAATATGTTAATTCAATTTTTGTGTATATTATCTTGAGAGACACCAAGGAAAAAATATGAAGATTTATGCACAAGAAATAGCTGACGGACTATCAGAACGTATCAAAAGTGATACGACTGTAGCTTATTGTTCGCAAGCAGTTTTAACAACCGAAAAAAATTCAATTAAGCGATTGATTGATAAAGTAAAGGCTTCTAGCAATCCTAATCAAATTGATCTTTACTATATCAAGTCAATTCTTGTTTCTACTGGATGGAATAAAAACGATGACGTTTTCGATCCGCAACAAACTTGGGCGGCTCGTAGTACTCCAGAAGACAAGCAATTCAATTTAATGCATAATGAAAATGACATTATAGGACACATCACTGGAAGTTATGTTGTTGATCAAGATGGCAATAAAATCGGCGAAACTGAAAACGATGCCGCCCCACCTCAGTTCGATATTGTAACCGAAGCTGTAATTTATAACAGTTGGACTAATCCAGAGAACAGAGAGAGGATGAGTAAGATTATATCAGAGATAGAGCAAGGTAAGTGGTTCGTTTCGATGGAATGTTTATTCGCTGGTTTTGACTACTCTGTTAAAGATAACTCTGGACAAACCAAGGTTATAGCACGTAGTGAAGATTCGGCTTTTTTAACAAAACATCTTAGAGCATACGGTGGAACCGGAGAATACGAAGGCTATCAAATTGGTAGATTACTAAGAGATATTTCTTTTTCTGGTAAGGGTTTAGTATCCAAACCAGCAAACCCTAGAAGTATTATTCTTGATTCTAGCAAAGCTTTCTCTGTTAATGAAGAACAAACTATTTCCAATGTTTCAGAAGGAGAAGTTAATATGTCAGAAAATAACGAAGAGAAGCAGCTAGAAACTGCCCCAGTGGCAGAAGAAGCTGTACAAGTTGTGGCTGAAGAAGTCAAAGTTGAAAACAATACTTCAGAATTAGAAGCCGCTTTAGCAGCTAAAGATACTGAAATTCAAGCTTATGCTTCAAAGGTTGCAACTCTAGAAGAGACTCTTGCTAATTTAGAAAAAGAATTAGCTGGACTCAATGAAGAGATGAAGAACATGAAGAAGAAAGAAAAGACTCGTAGTCGCGCAGAAAAACTAAGCACAGCTGGTTTTGAAAGCGATGAGATTGAAGAAGCTCTTTCTCTTTATGATGCTTTAGCTGATGAAGCTTTCGATGCCGTGGTTGCTATGCATGAAAAGCAACTAGCCAAGGTAAAGAAGGATTCAGAAAAGCCAGCCAAGAAGTTCCAAGAGAACATCACAAAGGACGAGCCTGTGGAAGAAGATAAGCCAAAGGCTGCGGTTGCTGAAGAAGTTCAAGAAGAACTTTTTGAAGAAGTAAAAACAACAGAAGCCACTCTTGTAGCTGCTTCTGATGAAGGCGAAGAAATAGAGGCCACAAGAGCTAGTGTGGCAGAGTGGCTAACAAACAACGTTTTACGTAATAAGTGATAAAGGAGAAAAACTATGGCCCTAAAAGCAGATAGATATGAAGTTCAAACTGATATCAGTTTCTTCTACAATGCCGGGATAGCAACTCGCGGCGGTGTAGTGGTTCATGATACTACAGCTGGTTCTGGTGCATCAATGGATCAAGGTGTTAACCTTGTGAAGTATGCTGCTGCAACATCAGCAACTGTACCAGTTGGCGTGTTACTAAACGACGTAGTAAATAAGGATCTAACCCGCACTCATCTTAATCAATATAAGGATGAAGTTCAAAAGGGTGGTAAAGTTACAGTACTCCGCAAGGGTTATGTTGTAACAAACAGTATCACTGGCACACCTATTGCCGGTAGCGGTGCATATGCTTGCCATGTTAATGCTGGAAACATCCGCATGGATAGTCCAGCTAGTTCTGGTCAGCTATTGATCGGACGCTTCCTTACAAGTAAGGATGCTGACGGTTATGCAAAAGTCGAAGTGAACCTCCCCTGAGAATAACAAAATAAAAGGAGAATTAAACATGCCAATAACAGAAAGACCCAGCGATGATTTTATCGCTCTCCTACGTAAGTCAGGGGATGCCGATATCAATGTAGCAATGGCCGCTCAACGTGAGTTTGCCAAAGCACTAGAACTCCCACTTCGTAAGGGCGTTTTAGTCGGTAATATCCTTGGTAACATTTTCGAAACCATCAACGTGGAAGCCGGTTCAACAACCGAATTCCCTCTTGATCTTATCTCTCCCGGCCTTGAAGGTGAGCATGTTGCTTACACCAATCCCGGTCACGGTAGAATTCCAGAGCGTTCAGTCGAAGGCGACTACGTGATGATCCCAACCTACACAATCGCATCATCGGTTGACTATCTACTTCGTTTTGCCCGCGAAGCCAGATGGGATATCGTTGGTCGTGCAATGCAGGTGATGGAAGCCGGTTTCACCAAGAAGATGAACGATGACGGCTGGCACACACTTCTCGCCGCTGGCGTTGATCGTAACATCCTAGTCTATGATGCTGATGCAACAGCCGGTCTATTCTCAAAGAGATTAGTATCACTAATGCAAACAGTTATGCGTAGAAACTCTGGTGGTAACTCGGCATCAGTTGGTCGTGGTCGTTTAACTGATATGTACGTTTCACCAGAAGCGTTAGAAGATATCAGAAACTGGGGTCTAGATCAAGTTGACGATACAACTCGTCGTGAAATCTATTCAGCTGATCCAAGTTCACCTGTTATCACAAGAATCTTTGGTATTAACCTTCATGACCTAGATGAACTAGGCGAAGGTCAACAGTACCAAACATTCGTAACAAGTGATCTTGGTGGTGCAGTTCAAGCTAACGACGTTGAACTTGTCGTTGGTCTTGATCAATCAATGAGTGACAGTTTCGTGATGCCTGTTAAGCAGCAACTACAGGTATTCGAAGATCCAGCACTACATCGCCAGCAACGCGCTGGCTACTATGGCTGGGCCGAACTTGGCTTTGGTGTTCTAGATAATCGTAGAGTCATTCTTGGCTCATTCTGATCTAGATATCTAAAGATACTGGTTACAATTAAAGCCATCCTCAAGCGATTGGGGGTGGCTTTTTTGTGTATAATACATTAGATAACGTTATCCAAGGATATGAATAGGAGAAAAATATGGCCGCACTATCGGATTATCTTGAGTCTGGCTTATTGAGTCATATATTTAGAAATACCGCCTTACCCAGACCTTCTACAATAGCAATTGCTCTAACAAGCGGTGTTCCAAGTGATTCTGACAATGGTTCTACAATTCCAGAATTAGCTTCTGGAGTAAGAAGTGGTTTAGATTTTGTGACTACGAACTACAAAAGAATTAATTTAGGTCCACCAGCTTCTAGCGGTGATAACACATGGAATTCTATAGGTGTCGATGCGAGTACAGCATATAGCGTATCCGGTACAAAAGCCGATGGCAACATGGGATATTTTTATCCAATATTTATTAATGAGCAAGCCGCTAATAATTATAGTTCGCAAAATGGCGGCAATGGATCTTCTATAATTTATAGATTCAGCAAAGAATTTCCATCTGTAACGTTTTTTGCTCCATCCGGTGCGCCAGCCGGTAACACTATTTTTTATTCTGGAGTTAGCGTTAAGTCAAGTTATACAGATTATGATGGCAATGGTTTTATCAGAAATAAAAATCAACTTGTTTTCAATAGTGCATTTACAGATTGGGGATGGGTTTCTGGTATAGCTATTTTAGATCACGAAACCGTTGGTTCTGGTAACTTATTAATGTATGCTAAGTTAACAAACCCTCGCTATGTTTACCTTGGAGATAATATAAGATTTGATGCTAATTCGTTAGAAATAAGTTTAAAATAGTAACTGGAACTTAAAATGATATTAAGCAAGTCCCAGCTTGTAAATAATATTAATACTGAGATATCTGATCAATCTTATGGTCAAATATCTCCATATGATATTAGACATAATTTGTTAGATATTCTAGATTCTGTCCATAATCTAACACTGTCTCAAGAATTGAAATCTCTTAATCTTGCTACGATTCCATCTGGAAATACTAAGGTTGGTCAATTAACTTTAGAAAGTATTGAACTACCGGGATATTTAAGCCAAGACAATACAGCGATTGGTTACTCCGCTTTAAAAGCTAATTATCAAAGTAGCAAAAATACAGCTGTTGGATCATATTCTTTATCTTGCAATATATATGGTCAAAATAATGTAGCTTTAGGTTATAATGCACTTGCCGGAAATACCGTTGGTCATTTGAACATAGGCTTGGGAAATTACTCTCTTCATAATAATAAATCTGGAAATGGAAACATAGCTATAGGTCATGGTGCCGGATACTATGTTAATAAAGATACAAATAATAAATTATTCATTGCATATCATCCAATTGATGACAACTATATATGTAGCAATCCAAATGGTTCTGGATTAACTCCATTAGTCTATGGAGATTTATCAACAATACAATTAGGTATTGGTGTTAACAGCTTGCATTCGTATGGAAAATTACAAGTTGGTGGTGATATAACACCATCTGGAAATAATGTATTAAATATTGGCCATTCACTGTATAATTGGAAAAGTTTGTATCTATCAAGATCAATTGAATTTGCTAACTCTTCATCTATAAATGCAGATATTTCTTCTGTTATATCAATAAAGGGAAGTGTTTCTCCGCTTATAAATAATTTATACAATATTGGAGAAGCGAGTAGAAAATGGTCTAGAGGATATTTTCAAAATTTGACAGTAGATGGAATTGCAAATATTAACCAGCTTGTTTCAATTTCAACACAAAATTATACAAATAAAACATTGTATTTAGGAACTAATTCTACATTATTTCCATTATATTCTGATTCTACACTCGTTGGTGGTGGATTATCTCTAAAATCTTCTAATAGTAGAGAATATTCTATAGCTTACTATCCACCAAATTCTGGTATGCCGTGTTTTGTTGGAGAATATGAGAAATCCACTTTTAGAACTAATACAAGTTTCCAAGTTCCAAGTACAGCATATATTAAGACGAATAGTATAGTATCCTACAATCCAGATGCTTTTGGTGAAGGCGATTGTTATGGATTATTTTTTAATAGTGGTATATCTTATATATCTAGAAAAAATGTTCTTGGTTCAAATCCCGGTTTATCAACTGGGCCTTTAGCTGGTATTGGGAATATTAACTTTTTATCTAACTCTGGTGAATTAACAAATTATATTGTTTCGCTATCATCTATTGAATCTGGAGTTAATGTTAGTCAAAGATTTTTAACTGGAACAAAAGTAAGGCAAAAAGACTCACTTAACAATAATAGAGATAAATTAAGTGGATTTGAAATCAAATATATTGATGATTCAAACTTAGGAATAACCGGACCACTAACTGACCGTTTAGTTGTAGGATCATATGATCGTACTTCTAAATTTGTTAATGGTTTGGTTATTATGAAAAATGACATTGACGGCTCAGTACTTTCAGTAACTAATATCCCATCCGTTACTGAAAACGTTCTCCCAAAAACAATTTTTAATGTTAGGTCATCAAATCATTGTATTGGTAGATTTACATCTGAAAACAACGGTTATTATAAATCTGCTATTCAATTATTAACCAGAGAAAACTGTGAAGCAAGCGGGGTAGAGTTTGCATATCTTAATAATAGTGGTATTGCTGATATAAGTATTTATAAAAATTCTGTATCTACCAATTTTATAAGGATGAAGGATATTAATCAGATTGGTATACTTTCTAGTGGAATTACAAACGCTACTGTAACTATTGGTCATAGCGGAATATCGAAACTTCCAACTATAAGCTTAAAAGATAATCTATGGATTAGTGATTCTACAGTCTCTTCATCGGTTGGATATGGAAAAATATATAATTTATATGATCCAAAAAATTATGCAAATCAATATAATTCATTGTATTTTATTGATGGATCTGGTAATTCATTTAATTTAACTGTAAATAAACTTGATAATGTTGACGCCAGAGCAGTATATACAGACGCTAGTGGAAATACTTTTGCCGGATATATGTCTCCATCTGGAAGAAAAAATATAACCGCTGCAACTAAAAATAATATTTCTTATGGTTATCAAGCACTTTATAGTATTTTGTCTGGCTCTGGAAATTTTGGAATTGGATATAACTCAATTTATAATTTAGCGTCTGGAAATAATAATATTGTCATAGGTGAGTTTTCTGCTAGCGGAATAGGCGTCACATCTAATAATATAATTATTGGCAATAAATCATTTAATAAAACACCTCAATTATCTAATACTGTATGCAATACTATAATAGGACATGATATTGGTTCTAGCCATAGTGGGTCATATAATTTCTTAGTTGGAAATAATAATTTAATTTTATTAGATGGTAAACTTGGTCCAGCAAATTCTGATAAACGATTAACATTGCCTAGCGGCGGTAGACTATATATAAATAATGCAAATGACACGGATAGCTTATGCTTGAAAGCTAACATAATTGAAGTTATTGATAGCGGAGGTAATAACTATCCAGACAATACTTTAACTTTAAAGTTTAGTGCAAATAATTCTTTTGATCTACTGTACTTTAATCACAATGCACCACCCTTATTAAACCAGCCCACGTATAAAACTATAAATAATAATCCTATTCTTGGTGGTATAATACCATCAATATTACCTAGACCATACGCAGAGTTAAATGGGGATCTAAAACTTAAAGGTATTTTATGCTTTAGTGATGGTACTGTTCTTGCAACTTCTAGTGGAATAGTTACTTCTATCGAATTAGCTAATAGTGGAATAGCTCTTGGCAATAGCGGAATATCATTAGCAAATAGTGGAATAGCTAGAGTAAATAGTTCTTTTGTGGAAGGATACATGCCTAATGGTTTACAGCCACCTATAGGAAATTCATCAAAGACTAGTGGGATATTAGTTTTGAAAGATTCAAACTGGGCTGATTCTGGAAATGTTTTTGTAATTAATAGAGATAGTACTTCCGTGATTCATTCTGGGGCTTATGTTATAGCTGCTAGAGTAAATAATGAATACAAACCAATATGGGTGAGTGCTAGCGATACTGCTTGCGTCTGCTGTAATCACTAAAGGATAAATCTATGGGCAGACCAAATGATCCGTGCTTTAAAAGGCCCGTACCATCTTTATCTTATTCAGATACATTAACAACTCCACCTCCATCGTTGGATGATATAGATTTTTTTATATTACCACAAGTTAATGTTCCATGTCCAGAAAAAGATAGCATTTATCAATTTGTCGCCAATACTAAAAATCTTGATAGTTCTTTTATACAAGTATCTACTTTTAGCATAAATAACATTGGATGTGAGCCATATACTTTAAATTTAACCGGCAGCGACAAAGATTTTTTTGCACTAAGTAAAAATAATTTATATTTTAATTCTATTGATGCTACTGCCAGAAACTACAGCGTTACCATTACTGCTAATAACTTGTTAGGTTATGTATTAAGTAGTTCAAATTTTTATTTAACAGTAAATGTTTTAGAATGCTCTACAACTACTAGTACCTCTACAAGTACAAGCACTAGTACTAGCACTTCGACAACTATAAAACCGTCTACCACAACAAGCACTTCTACCAGTACTAGCACTTCGACTACTGGCACTTCTACCAGTACTAGCACTTCGACTACTGGCACTTCTACCAGTACTAGCACTTCGACTACTGGCACTTCTACCAGTACTAGCACTACGACTACTGGCACTTCTACCAGTACTAGCACTTCGACTACTGGCACTTCTACCAGTACTAGCACTTCGACTACTGGCACTTCTACCAGTACTAGCACTTCGACTACTGGCACTTCTACAACCAGTACAAGTACATCGACAAGCACAAGTACTTCTACTAGTACTAGTACTAGCACCTCTACAACGGCGTCACCAAGTTGTTGCAATTGGGGAGGTAATGCTACTATAGACTTTGGAGAAAATTGTGGAACACAGATTCATGGTTTTAGTTGTATAAAAATCGCACCAAACACTTGGATTTGTGATGGAACAATGTCATGTGGAGATCTTATATCTGCTTCAATAATTTGTAATCCATCAGCAGACCTTCAGCCGTGTTCTAGTAAATGGTCTGCTAGTATTAGTATACCATGTGTAAAAAACTTTACTCTTAGCCTACCAGATGATTCATGCGGATGTGATACTCCTCCATTCTGGAGATTTAGTGGCGATGCATCTAGTTGTCAATGTTGTAATAATTGTGGACCATGCGAAGTTTACAATTCAAAAACTAAGACTTGCGAAACTTCGTGTCATCCCGGCCAAAAATGCTGTGATGGAAATTGTGTTCAAGAATTTTCGTGCAATGGAGAATGCACTTGGGATGTAAATGGTCTGAATGAAATGGATCTAATAATTCCTTGTAGTCCCTGTTGTATTTGCGATTCTCCACCTTATGACGGTACTGGATTAAGAACTATGCCATGTAAGGATATTTATCTATGAGTTGTCCGTGTGGATCAATTTTAATTCCTAAAGGAACCAAGTATTCAGAGTATGGACTTGGATTGAGGATATTGCATACTCAGGGTGAGATAGTTCTTAAACTTGTACATGATCAAGATAGTATCTTAAATAATGGTCAAGAATTTATAACAACTTCTGAAAAATGCTTAGTCAATAGCGATATTGTAATAAATGGTTTTGAACTATTTTGGGATAAAAAATTTCCATCTATTGTAAGCTTAAACGGTTCTGTGCAAGTATCTATAAAACAATATTTGTCTGAATTAATTCTTGGATTTGAAAATATAAATGTTTTAGATAGCGAAAAACTATCATTACAACAATGTTATTCTCAATCAGTTAATCTATTCAATAAAAAACTTTTAGTATCAATTAAAAGTATTTGTTTCAATGATATAAGTTGTTGTGGTAAGTCGCCAAGTTTAAGTTTATCTCCATACTCTAAAACAATTAGTATACCATGTTTGCAGGATAGAAAGGTTGGTCCTGTTACTGGCATAATAATAAAACATATTGATATAAATGATATTTTAGTTAGCTGGGATCCAATTGTTAATAATAGACAAGTATTTTATAAATTAGAAATATCAAATAACAATGGAATTACTTGGAGTCTTGTTAACAATACGATAAGAAATGAATATCTCATCCAAGATCTTGCAGATGGAACTTATCAAATAAGAATAACTCCATTTATTAATATAGCCAATGGTGATTATATTATGAGTATTTATGGTATAAGTTTGCTGAGTAATTATTTTACTATAAATACATCTACTATCGGGCCAGTAACAGGTGTCACAATCACTCCTGTAATTAAAACTTCCACTACCACTAGTACTTCTACCACGCTTGGCGGTTCTACCACTAGTACTTCTACCACGCTTGGCGGTTCTACCACTAGTACTTCTACCACGCTTGGCGGTTCTACCACTACTTTTAATCCTATTATAAATATATCTACTACATCATCACCTACAGGTGAAAATACAGATGTAATAGTTAGTTGGACATTACTGAATGGTGGGTCATCTGAAGTAATCTATTTAATAGAATTATCTAATAATGGTGGTATTACATGGACAACTATAGGAACTACGTCTAATACTTCATATTTAATACAAAATCTTGCAAATGGCGATTATATTATTAGAATAACCCCACTACAGTTTAGTAATGAGGGGTGGTTAGTAATAACACAAGATGCAAATGGCAATACATATTCAAACATTGTTGCTTCTAATTTGTTAAATAATTTTATATCTAATTTGCCTAGTGAAATATTTATAATAAATAAAATACCTATTTCATTAACCAGCGTTTCTACTGAAAAAATATTTACTATTCCATTTGTTGCATCTACTACTTCTAGCACCTCAAGTACATCTAGCACCTCAAGCACATCTAGTACATCTAGTACTTCTAGTACATCTAGTACTTCTAGTACATCTAGTACTTCTAGTACCTCCACGACTACTAGCACTACCGAAACTCCATGTCCACCAGCGTTTCCATGCCCACCATTTGATCCAATATACGGCTCTCTTTATGAAGAATATACAGATGAATTTTGTGTACAACATTGTCTTTATGATAATGGTAATGTAGATACTACAAATCCACCTACAACTACTGAAAATCCATCAGTAACTTCAACCTCAACTACTAATGGACCATCAACTACTCCTGTCATTGAGCCAACTGTTACAGAGCCACCAGTTAGAACTTCTACAAGTACAACTGTTACAGACTCTCCGTGTCCACCAGTTCCTAGTGATTTTAAAGCTGACATTGCATTAAGTAGTAGTGACAATACATCAACATCATTTGTTGGTACTGTATCTTTACCATCAGATAGTCCATATAATCTTTCTTCTTTTAGATTAAGAGCAAGAACTGTAGTTACAAACAACGACGGAAGTCAAGCTAAAGATTATTCAGCCGGTGTTTTTTATGGTATAGGTGGTAATAGTAAATATCAAGATATACTTATTGGATCTTACGCTGTTACAGATGAAGAAAAATGTAGAATTAAATTAATATTCACAGTAGCTTATGGAACTGATGATCCAAGTTGTGGAATTGATAATGAATTTATATTTGATAATTGCGGAACTAGTACAACTAGTAGCACTACTAGTACCACCAATACAACTAGTTCTACTTCAAGTACTGAACCACCAACAACTACTTCAACTACCACTAACACAACTGGAACTACTAGTACAACAAGTTCTAGTTCTACTACTGACGAGCCAACTACTACTAGAGCTATCCTTACTCCTAGTACTATTGAACCACCACCGTCATCTACAACTACAACTACAAGTACAAGTACAAGTACTACTGGTTCTACTAGTACTACCACTACCCCGGAACCGCCCTCCACAACTCCTACTACTACCACTAGAGGTCCGTGTGATCCAAGTCAAGTGGCTGGAACATGCCCACCGTCTAATGATTGTATTAACTGGATAGACGGCGGTGTTAATCCACGTACTTGTTCAAAAGTATGTATTCCAGAAGAAAAAACTGGTCTTTGTTGCTATACAGAAGGAAATGCAAGTAGCTTTTTTATTGGCACATGTGAAGAATGTTATGCTAAACAGAATGTTACTTCTTTTAAGTCGGGGGTAGAGTGCCAAGGAAGTGAATGTGCAACTCTTTGCAATACTTTTGGATGTGACGCTTTGGTGGGATGTAAGCAAGACGCTGGGGATATGAGTCTTTCAGATTGTCGTGATAATTGCATGAAACCTTATTATTGTTATCAACCGGGTAAACCGTGCGCTGTATCTGCAACTTGGGTCGATATATCAACAGATCCAAATGCATTTACATCTACATTTGAATGTCAACAAAAATGTACTACTACCGCAACTACTACTATTGAACCACCACCAACGACTACTGGTACTACTGACCAGCCAACCACTACTACAGAGACTCCACCTACAACAGATGAGCCTAAAGTAACTACTACTACCATTGGACCAACCGATACACCTACTACTGGTGAACCAACTACTGGTGGACCCACATTACCACCACCAACTACACCGACAACTAATAGCCCAACCACTAGCAATCCAACAACATCATCTCCTACAACTGCTGGTCCTCCCCCATTTGATCCCGGCCTATGCCCAATAGGCTTTTCTCCAACTCCTATAGGATGTTGCCCAGAAGGGTGGGGTGCAGTAAATGGATTATGTTGTCCACCGGGAGAAGATTGTGGTGGCGGCGGGGGTGGAGGAAATGATCCAGTTCCTCCAGAAAATCCTCCCGGCGATCCAGCTGATTGTAGAACGTGTTATGACTGTCAAACCGGCCCCGGTGAAGATCCAGACGGACCATGCTCTGCACAAGAAGTGTGTGGTGGAGATACATGTAGATCTAGAGGTCTTTGGCCATATTTAAATATTTGTAATAAAAATAAAAAAGATGCAAAATGGTATCATTCAGCATATTTTTATCATATGCGTGATGCTACACAATGTTTTTATACAGCAACAATAGGTGGTCAAGAAGTACCGGTAAGAATTTGGAAACAAGGCAAATTTGATTCTCTTGAAGAATGCCAAGGCTGTGAAATTCCAGCTATATGGCAAACTCAGATATGTGACGTATATCCATTTTCAAATGCGTGCTATAAAGATTGTAGAAATACACCTGCCTCAGAAATATCTAAAATTCCATGTGATTGGGTTCCACCTCCAGAAGATCCCGACGAACCCAATCAGGGCGGTGAACAATAGTTAGTTTTTGGCTATAATAGAATAAATAAAGTATTTCAATAAAGGAAAGGAAATTTTATGATTAAATTAAAAAATCAAATTACTATAAATCCACCCCCATATTCTGATAACAGTGGTAAAATTATAAACCCATCAGAGATGAAATTTGATCAATTAAATGTAGTATTTATAGATAATCCATTATCAAAGACTGTTTCTGCTCAAATAATATCTTTACCTATCAATATGACAATTTGGAGTGGTTCAGATTATGATTTAATTGGAGATTGGACAAAATCTCAGGCTGAACAAAAAATAGAAAGTATGCTTGGTGATGACCCAGCATCTTATATACGATCACTTTATCCTAAAACACTAGAAGAACATCCAAATCATCCCGGTACAGTTTTGTCTAAGATGATTAAAAGTGTTGGAATTCAAATGACAGATAGCTGCTCATGCAAACGCCACGCGCTAGAAATGAATGAAAAGGGAAATGATTGGTGCGACCAGAATATAGATACTATAGTTGGCTGGTTACGAGATGAAGCCAAGCGAAGAAATCTTCCTTTTATGGATGCTCTTGGGAAGATATTGGTTGGTCGAGCCATCAAAAAATCCCGCAAATTATTGGCAAATGAGCCAGTTCCAGAAAATGATGAAGATTTAGATACTATCTAGTTTTGGTGTATATTACATAGAGAAGCCAAAAAACAAAAACGGGGACTTTTTATGTCTTGGAGAAGCCAGATACCGTTGATGGTCAGACATTTAATTAATGATCTGGAACCATCTAAATATAAGTACTCTGATGATAGAATAGAAACCTCTATTCTCGTTAGTGCGCAAATGTTGACTATAGAAACAGATTTTACTAATTCTTATTCTATAGACATAGCTAATGGCGAACTATCTCCAGATCCTACCGATAATAGTATAAAAGACAATGCATTCATAAATTTAACTGCTTTAAAAACTGCTTGTATTATAGTCGGTAGTGAATTAAAAACCGAAGCTTCTAATGCAATCTCTATCAAAGATGGACCCTCTGCTATAGACTTAAGGGGAGTAGCCTCTACCCTGTCGGTTCTATACAAAGACCTCTCTGATAAATATGCCAAACTACTACTGGATTACCGTGCTGGTGGTAGCATAGTTGGACACGCTATTCTTGGTCCATATAGTCCAGCTAGTGACTACGTTGTTAGAACCCACGGTGATTACGATTCAAGAGGCGGCTATTTTAGATATTAATGGAGGATTAAGATGACTGTTAGATCAAAAAGTGATTTGATTGCATATATAACTGGAGTTATACCAGACAATAATGCTGGTTTGATTTCTGCTGCTGATGTAAGAAATAGTATAGTTGATACTGTTGATTCTATCAATCAAATTGTAGCTAGCGGAAATTTTAATTCATCCACCCCGTTTGTAAATCATGTTAGATTACAGCATGAAAACGGTGTCGGCGGAATGTTATATGTTGGATCTGGTATTACATTTACCAATGGTGGCGGAACTCAATATGTCCCATATCCCGGCCCAAACGGTTTAGCTCACAACAGCCTTGCTGGATTAGATGTTGGAGATCCTCATACTCAATACGTTACTGTTAGCGGAAGTCGCCCATTTACAAACAATGTTGCATTCCACAACAATTGGCTTAATTCTAGTGGATCTGCTACTATTTTGACAACTACTGGAAGAGGATTACAATTTCAATATGCTGGCACTGGAAACCGAGAAAATATAAATGTTGGGAGTGGTACAACTTTTGTATTCCTAAAAGATGGATCACAGGTTAATTCGTCTAGAGGTATAGCAAAAGCTTGGATAAGATTTGAGGGCAGCGGCGTTGGTGGAAATGGAAATCCAGTTGTTAGAGATGCATATAATGTATCTGGCATTAGAAAAGATGGAATCGGTAAATTCACTATTATATTTAATTCTGGGATCTTTAAAGATAATTATTATGTTGCTATCGGAAGCAGTAATGCCAGAAGTACAGCTTCTAACGGTGAAGATTTTAGTCAAAACACAGTATCTACTAGCTATAGAGTAGGTAATGATGCTTCTTCATTGAGATCTGTAAGCTTTAGAGTACAGGATGATGGAGGAACCTATTGCGATGGATTGATAAATGATTTAGTTGTATTTGGTACAGAACCAACTGGTAGTGGTTACGCTTCATCGGTCACTGTTACAAATGTTAGCTAATCATGATAAATCTATACGATAGAATAAAAGAAATAACTTATACAATAGGAACCAGCAACATTGCTCTTAGCGGTGTTGTTAGGGGATTTTCTTCATTCTCATCTGTATATTCCAATAGTGGTGAATTATTTTATGCCGTAACAGATGGAACTAATTACGAAATTGGTTCTGGTTTATATTTATCACCTAGTAATCAAATCAAAAGATTTCCAATAAAAAGCACCAATAGTAATAATTTAGTAAATTTTCCAGAAGGTCTTAAAGAAGTTTATGTAACATATCCAGCATCTAATGCCGTATTTAATACATCTGGCGTAAGCCCTTTTCCTAAAAATAGTGGTATCCCATTTTGGACTTCAGCAAATTCATTATCTTATAGTGATAAATTTATTTTTAATTCTGGTTCATACAAAATTGGACTCAATACAAACAACCCATCTGTTGCTATTGATATTGGTGGAAATCTTGCTTATTCTCAAATAAAAGTTTCTGGAATAACAATAAGTAAGTCTGGTATTTATTTTCCATCTGGAAATAATGAAATATCTTCTTATTCTGGAGGTAGACAGTTAGTACATTTTGAACCAAATTCTTTGGTATTTCCACTGTCAAGCTTATTAGAATTAAGTGGTATAGTAAATCAAAATATTTTACTAAAAAAACAAAGCGCAAACATGGTTTTTGCTGGACCATCTGGGGCGTGTACACCACCATGTTCACCAGATTATCCAACTTTTAGATATTTAGTTAAAGGAGATATACCAGAAGAAATTTCTAATTTAGATATTGGTGATGAAAATTCATCTAGTTACTTAAGAATATTTTTGCCAACAAGTTTTCCAGAGAATGTTTATAGAGATATTAATGTCATAGATGTCAACAACGGTGACTCAGTTTTTACTGTTAATGGTTTGGGAAATATAAAAACTGGAACTATAGGATATTCCCAAGTTACCGGTTTAGATTCAATAATATCCACAGTTTCTGGCATTAGTTATTCAATATCTGGAATTTTAGATAACAAAATTAATAATATAAATATTAATTCAAAAAATCATATTTGTAATGGTCGATTGTCTATAAATTCTGATAATCCATTAGCAGAAGGATCATCAGATAGCTTATATTTTGTTCCATATAATGGTAATCTTATATCATTATATAATGGCAGTTCGTGGGAAATAGTATCTTTTGATACTACATTGGTAAAAACTGTTTTCACATTATATCCACCTCAAGCACCTGTAGATCCCGCAAATACAGTTTTTGATATTTTTGCCTATCTAAACAATGGTAGTGTAAGTTTTGAATCTGTCAATTGGAGTACTAACACTAGTAGAATAAACCCATTAAATAAAAAAGATGGAGTTTATGTAAAATCTGGAGATAATACTAGAAGGTATATAGGATCAGTTATGCCAATAAGTTATGGTGGGTATCCACCAACTGGCGGAAATAAGTTCAATAATACTATTAATCATAGATATATTTATAATTATTATAATAGAATTCCATTTTTATCTAAATACTCACTATCAAGAACTTGGACTTGCAATTCAAATGCTTGGAGACAGCTGCTGAATACATATATTGGATTTTTATCTAGCATAACTATAAATATATTATGTGGAATTCAAGACGACATAATATCTCCAAAAGTTTCTGTTAAATGTTCCTCTCAGGGTTTGTCTAATACAAACTACATGTTAAGCATTAACAGTAGTAACTTTGATATAAATTCTATAGGATCTCAATTTTACGTTTCACCAACACCCACCAAGCACCTAGTAGATATTTTTTCGGCAGATTCAACAGATTATATAGATAAACAATTATATGGATCTATGACACAAATTGTTCCAATTGGAATAAATAATTACTATGTTGTCGAGAAAGTGTTGTCTGGTAAAAATTCTCCCAATCTTACTTTTGATTATGAGAATGGTATTTTTGCAGAATGGAGATGTTAAATGTTATATCATCTATTAAATCAAATAGCTTCTGTTATTCCAATACAAATGTTATCAGAAACAGAAAATGGCATAGAAGTTTCTTATTACGAAGATAATCTACCATCTCAAGAACAACTAACACAGATTAATAATTTATTACAAAATTGGCCTTTACATCAAATAAAATTAATAAAACTAGAAGAACTAAATGCTATATGGAATAATGTGATTAAAAATGGATGGTTGTCGCCAGATGGATATAGACTAGGAATAGATATACAAGATGTTGCCCTCTTAAATGGTGCATTTACACTGGCAAAAGAAGCTGATTCTATGGGAATAGAAACTCCATTTTCAATAATAGATTTAGATGGAATCTCTCATACATTATCTTTGCAAGACTTAACTGTTTTGATGCTACAATACGGTCAAGCCAGAGCATCTTTAAGTAACTCATATGCCACAATAAAACAGTCCATTAATAACTCTACAACAATAGAAGAACTAAACGCTATCAATTTAACAATATAAGGTGATTTATGCCAGTAAATGTTCCAGAGAGCGTTTTTGAAAAATATTACGATGTTATAGATTCTACATTTGATATTTTTGGTGTAACATGCCAACTGGTTTCTATTGATAAAATGGAAGAAATAGTTTATACTCCCACCAATAATATTCCAGAAAAAAATTCTATAAATGTACATAGACTCAGAGATGGGGACTATGAACGAAGCAATAAGATAATTAAAGAAGTAGAAGTTTTAACAGACATCAAGCTTAAAGTATATTGGAATCCAAAGGAGTGGATTAATGTCACTGGTGCTATTCAAGTGCCAGACAATGTAATTCAGACTATTGGATTTATGAAAGATTTACCGCAAATTTTAAAAGCAAAGGCTCTTATAGTTCATAAAGATATAGCAGAATACAAAGAGATGAGATTTCAGAGAATGGGAGAACATATCCCAATGGGCTTAAGACAAAATAGATATTTTTCTTGTCTTTGGAGTAGAGTATGAGCATTAGTCTCAAGTTAGTCCAATCGGTTGATGAAATAGAAAATAGCATATTATCTGCTATTGCTAGTGAATTTAATGCCTTAATGAAGTCTAATAAGTCTAAGATATTAAGTGAAATTAAACTTTTAATACCATCGTGGTTGTTTAGTCAGCCAGAAATTCAATCTTTATCATCTAATGACTCTACGTCTTTAGTTGGTCAATTTGGTATAACTACTGATTCATCATCTATAATAAATGCCATAATATCGTCAGTTGTAAATTCATGTAGTATATCAATAATTCCATATGATAAAAAATTAAAAAGCGGCGGCGTCGAAATTAATATTCAACCCGACGATTTTTCTAATTTACTTAGTCTACCAGAAGGGCATTCTGTTTATTTAGGTGGTGATCTACACTGGTTAGATTGGTTATTGAACAGGGGCGATGAAGTTATAGTTGTTGGTTATCAGTATAATCCACAAACTGGTTTAGGAAGATCTAACCTTGGGAATATGAAATCTGGAGGATCTTTTAGAGTACCACCAGAATTTTCTGGAACTAAGGAAAATAATTTTATCACTCGCGCAATGACGGGGCTTGAACAAGAAAAACAAGTAAGCAAAATTTTTGAGAAAATCTTAGGTGTACGATGAACTACCTTAATTTAAAAGGATTTGATAGCGTATTTGACACCACTCTTAATAATGAGTTGCAAGATAATATAGTTGAATTTTTAGAATGGTCATTGCTTGAAAAGGGAAACTATATGAATGTTTCTCTTGGAGAGTTATCTCCAGATGGGTTAGATTATAGCAAATTAAGAATATCTTCTAACTCATCTTTTCCAAGTGGCAAAGCTTGGGAAGGATTTCGTCAGAATTGGGTTTGGCAAAGTGGTGTTTCTTATAATCCCCCACCAATTGTTGGGAGTAATAGTGCTATTCCCGGTATTTCTGGAGTTTATGTGAATAATGTATTTTATCCATCAAATACCTCGGGAACATATAGTCATAAAGTAGACTACTTCAATGGTAGAATTATATTTAATAATTCAATTCCAACAAACAGCATAGTCAGAGCAGAATATAGTTATAGATATATTAATGTAGTATATGCTAATAGTTTGCCTTGGTTAGCAGAAATCCAATATTCATCCCTAAACTTGGGCGAAGACTTTAATACTGTTAATAAAGGTAAATATGATATTCCAACAGAGGCTAGAGTTCAATTACCAGCAATAGCAGTCGAGATTGTTCCACGAAGAACTCTTAGAGGGTATCAACTTGGTGGTGGCCAATGGGTAGACACTGATATTCTATTTCATTGCTTGGCAGAAGATGAATATACTCGTAATAAATTGGTAGATATTATATCTCTACAAAATGATAAAACTATATATATGTTTAATAGTAATGATATCGCTAGAAGCGGGGCATTTCCATTAGATTATCATGGTTTTCCCGTTTCTGGTGCTTTAAGATATCCAGATTTAGTAGAAAATTACTATCGTGGAAGCTTGAGGCTTAAAAATTCTAATGTTCAAAATATGAAGTTAGTAAATAGTAACTTTTATGCTGGTATTGTAAGGATGACCCTAGAGACAATCGAAACATCAATATAATTTTAGTGTATAACTAACTAGAGCTTACCATCTTAAAATAGGAGAGAATTATGCCAGTTTCCAACAATTCCAGAATTTTCTATGCTTGCCAAGCTGTTGCTATGGAGTCTCTAAATGCCACAACTAATAATGGCATTATTACATATAGTGTGTCTTCCCCAAGCAATGCTGCCGCAAAGAATAACGGTGGAGTACAATTACTACACGGTGTTCAAAGTGTTGGTATTAACACAACATTTAATCTAGAACAAGTTTTCGAACTAGGTCAAATCCATATTTATGAAAACATTGAAGGTGTACCAGACGTTGAAGTTACATTAGAAAAAGTTTTAGATGGTTATCCTTTGATGTATCACGTTGCTTCAACGGCTGTTAAAGATGACAATGCTGTTACTGGTGACGCAAAAGCTGCGTTAGTCGCTAGAGTAAAACCCAGATGCAATGTTTATCTTGGTATTTTCCCAGATACTATATCTAATATTGGTGATACTTCTGACGCCGCTATTGAAGTTCAAATGAGTGGAATGTACATAAGTAGTATTGGTTATACAATCCCTGTAGATGGCAATGCTACAGAATCTCTCACTTTAGTTGGAAATCATAAACAATGGTCCACATCGCCATCCAAAATGAATTCTACTTTAGCTAAACAGCTTGGAAGTGGTATTGGTACTTTATATTATGATTCTCCATTAAATAATCAAAGTCAAGCCGGTGTATTTAGAGGCGGTGTTCAAAGAAGAGAAAATGTGGCATTAAATAAATCCATTCTTCCACAATCTATAGCTGGTACAAAAGCTAATTCTAGCCCCGGTAATGCATGGTCTGGAACAACTAATAGTACAGGAGTTCCATTAGTTCACGTACAGAACATCGCTATTAAATGTGATTTAAATAGAGAGGCTGTTCAAGAACTTGGAAGAAAAGGCCCATATACTCGCTATGCTAATTTCCCAGTAGAAGTAACATGTGAAATTGAAGCTATAGCATCTTCTGGGGACTTTGTTCAAGCTCTTGAAGAAGGGATTAAGTCAGGAACAGGATTCAATGTTGGTCAAGAAAATTATGGTAATAATACCAAAAATGAAGCTATTAGAATTGCTCTTCATGATGGTACTATTTTAGATCTTGGTGCTAACAATAGATTATCTTCGGTTAATTACACTGGAGGTGATGCTGGCGGCGGAAACGCTACTGTTACTTATAGTTATAGTACATACAATGCTTTGAATGTACTGCATCCAGCTGATCCCGCAAGTGTTGGTGCTGGATCGTTTGGTAATTTTAATTATAACGGTCAGTAATAGATAATCATAGTTAAAAATTTATTAGGATTTTTAAGGAAACAAAAATGAGACTCCCGCTTGTGAGAAAGCTTTATGAAGCATCATGAGCGGGAGTTTTTAGTTTCTATGATAAGATCTGGGAAGGTATTTGTTACTCATAACAACATAGAATTAGAAATATGCCCACTAACACTTGATCAATCTTTTAAATCTTGTCAAATATATCAAAAGGCTTATGACAAAGCATATTCAGAAGACATAATGACAGAAGAGGATATGGATCGGTGGATGCTAGAAAATGAACTTTGGACATTACATGACGATAAAAGGCAAGAGGGTCTTAAAAAGGACATTGAAAAATTAAAAATAGAAATTTACAATGCTAGAGATAATACTATGCTAGCAAACAATTTAAGAAAATATATACGGACCGGTGAGTCGCAACTAACATCTCACTTAAATAAAAAATATATATATCATCAAAATACTTGTGAAGGAATCGCAGCCACTGAAAGATTAACTTGGATTATAAAAAATACGACATACTTCAATGGTAAGCTCTATAATTTTGAAGAAGTGTCGTTACAATATGTTATCGATGAGTGGCAATCACATTTTATTTCAGAAAGCAAATCTAGAGAATTAGCTAGGAATGATCCTTGGAAATCACTATGGATAACAAGAGAAAATTCTGGTTCTCAATTATTTGCTAATCCGCCAAATACTGAATTAACATATAATCAAAAAAATATTTTAATTTGGTCCCAAATGTATGATAATATTCAAGAGTCTATGGAGTGTCCAAATAAAGAAGTAATAGAAGATGATGATATGCTTGATGGCTGGTTTATAATTCAACATCAGAAACGAGAAAAAGAAAGATCTGAAAAAGAATTTGAGAACAATACCAACAATGAAAAAATTAAAAATGCATCAGAAGTTTTTGTAGTTTCAACGAAAGAAAGAGCAGAAAAAATAAATAATATGAATGATATTGGAGCAAAGATTGTTAAACAACAAAGAAAAGTTGCTCTTGATCATTATGGATCTTTAGAAGAACAAAATCTACCAGATCAAAGAAGAAATATACAGATGATGGCTAGTCAAACAAAAAGATAATAGGAGGACAAAATGGAACCGGATTATAAGAAAGTAAGAGAATCTAAGTATAAAGCTGAATCCAAAGACAGATTATCTAAGATTCTAAAAAAGAAAATACAAACTACTATGATAGGCGCACTGAGTACCTTAGAAGAAAATTTTAGTTTTTTATGGACTAATGAATCTGGGGGACCGCTTACCAAAGATCAAGAAATAATGAAAAACTTATACAATAAAGTTAGATCAGAAATACTTGATCGTGGAAACAATCAAGCAAGAAATATTGACGCCGAGTTAGCTCAATATGAAATAGAGTGGACAAGATATCAAATTAAAATACCCGTAATTAACCCTAACAATCAATAATTGGAGGAAGATATGTCACAGGAAAAGGAAAAAACATTAGACGTAACCGTAAACAATAACGGAAAAGATGAAGTTGTAAAAATCGTTGTTAAACGCCCCAGTAGTTCATTGATTTCTCAGGCGCAAAGAGTCGGAGCAAAAGCTTGGACAGATTGCGTCAGAGATGGAATTATGACTAAGAAAGAACTTGAAAAGTTCATGAAAGAGCAGGGTATTTGGGACGAAGACAAAGATGAAGAGCAAAAGAAAGTAGTCCAAGAAATCTCTGACTTAGAAAAAAGATTATATGTTAGTGGCAACGGTGGTAAAAAGCTAAAAGCGTCTGAAGGCAAAGATATTGCTATTAAGATGAGAATTAAGCGAAACGAGCTTAGAGACTTAATTGCAGAAAAGATGAGTCTTGAGCAAAATACCGCCGAATCTATCTCTGACAATGTTAGATTTGACTATTTAGTTGCTAATTGTGCCTTTTATGAAAATGGTCAGAAAGTGTATAACAGTTTAGATGATTATAAAGAGAGATCGGACGATCAGATAGCTTTTAGTGCCGCATCAGCACTAGCGGGAATGATGTATGCTATAGATAAGGATTTTGAGGCAAAACTGCCAGAAAATAAATTCCTTAAAATGTTCCATTTCGTTAATGACGATTTAAGTCTAGTAAATGATAAAGGTGAAACTGTAGATACCCAAGGTCGTAGAATAGATAAAAATGGATATTGGCTTAATGAAGAAGGTAAGAGAGTAGATAAAGACGGTAACATTCTTGACGAGAATGGAAATTATATTCCTAGTGTTGTTTATGTAGATGATCAAGACAAGGAAATTAAACCAGAAGAAGCAGAAAAACCAGCACCAAAGAAAAAGAAGTCAACAGCAACGGAAAGCGAATGAGATAGAGTTGTGTGGCATCAGTAAAGGAGAATTATGTCCAAATTCGTACTGACCGCACAATTACAGTTACAAGCTCCTAATAATGTTAAACAGGTTGTACAGCAAATCCAGAACCAGTTGCAAGGCGTTAACGTCAATATACAGGTTCAAGGTAGTCCACAAGCCCAAAAACAATTACAGCAAGTAACTCAACAGGCTAATCAAGCAACGTCAGCGGCGGAACGCATGGGCAAGGCTTTTGCTTTGTCCATTAGGCGTTTCGCTGCTTTTTCTATTGCTACAAGGGCGGTTGGTCTATTTACTAGCACATTAAATGATGCTGTACAGACTTCTATTGATTTTGAAAGACAATTAATTAAAGTTGCTCAAGTTACTGGTAAAAGTATTAGTCAACTTCGCGGACTAACTAAACAAATTACCAATTTATCTACCGGCTTTGGTGTAGCGTCTTCTGACTTATTAGAAGTTTCTACAGTGTTAGCACAAGCCGGTTTAAGTGCTGAAGATACTTCAGTTGCTTTAAAAACATTAGCAAAAGCCGCACTTGCTCCTAACTTTGATAGTATTAGTGAAACAGCAGAAGGTGCTATTGCTATTTTAGCACAATTCCAAGAGGGTGTTGGAGCTTTAGAAAAACAACTTGGTTCTATTAATGCCGTTGCTGGTGCATTTGCTGTTGAAGCTAGCGATTTAATCGATGTTGTTCGTAGAACAGGTGGTGTGTTCAAATCATCTGGTGGTAATTTAAATGAATTGCTTGCGTTATTTACCTCAGTAAGAGCAACAACGCGAGAAAGTGCTGAGAGTATTGGTACTGGTTTACGTACTATTTTCACTCGTATTCAGCGTCCTAAAACTATTGAATTCTTAAAACAATTTGGTGTTGAATTAGTTGATTTAAATGGTAAGTTCGTAGGTCCATATGAAGCTATTAAAAAGTTAAGTGAAGCCCTAAGTGGACTAGGTGAAGGCGATCTTACTTTTATTAGTATAGCTGAAGAACTTGGTGGATTCCGACAGATTGGTAAAGTTCTTCCGCTTTTACAACAATTTTCTACCGCTCAATCCGCACTAAATGTTGCGATGAAAGCCGGTGACTCCTTAACTCAAGATGCTGCATCAGCACAGGCGGCACTTGCTATTAGAATAATGAAAGTTAAGGAAGAATTCTTAGCTTTAATTCGTAGTGTTACAGAAACATCTACTTTTCAAGTGATGGCCAATACTGCTCTTTCATTAGCATCAGCACTTATTAAGATTGGCGATGCTATTAAACCATTACTTCCAATGTTAGCCGCTTTAGCAGCTTTTAAATTAGTAAAGGGTATGGGAGGTTTTTTTGGTGGGATGATGAGCGGTGCTACTTCTGGTAGAACCTACAATAAAGGTGGTAAAGTTCTTGGTTTTGCTAGGGGCGGCTTAGTTCCCGGTACTGGTAATAGTGACACTGTTCCAGCAATGCTATCCCCCGGCGAGTTTGTTATACGAAAGAGTAGTGTTAATAAGATGGGTGCTGATACTCTCGCGGCGATGAATAGTAATCGATATGCATATGGCGGTAAGGCCAGAACATTTGGTATAGCAGCACTAGATGGAACACAAGATAGTAAATCTGCTAATATTCCCATTTCAGCTATACGCGAAAAACTTGGAATTAATACTGACAAAGCTGGTAACAAAAATCTTGATATGGTCATACGTGGGGTTTTGGGATCCAAGGGGTCTGACTTAAATGTTACAGCGAAATCAGATACTGTAACATTAAATGATCCCGGCATCAAAGATGCTATATACAATAATATTAAAAGTCAAATGTATGGATTAATAACTAGTTCAGCTACAGCTTTAAGTAATGGGACTGGAATCCCTATGAGAAAGCGATCAATTAATCCTAATAAAGTTCTTGCTAAAGTTGGAACGGATTCTACTATTGGTAGCGTTTTTGAGGGGGCATTAGGATTATTGGGAGGACCATTCTCTGCTGGAAAATCTACTGCTGCTATTGATTATCCAAGAGGTCTTGGGAAAATGGCTTCCGCATTTTCATCATTAGCTAATATGCCGGTAGATGCTAAAAAAACAGCAGACTCTAAAAAAATTAGTGAGATGTTAAATAAAAAAATTCCTAACTTTTTTGCAGAATTTATTAAACGTTCTCCACAATATGCAAGTTTTAAAAGTCAACTAAACCAAGGTAAATTAGATAAGCTCAAGGGTAGAGAATTTGATTTAACGGAATATCAAAGAGTCACCGGAAACTCAAAAGCTACATTGTCTGATCTTAGCGGGATTGCTAGTCTTTCTCGCAAGTCTGGACAAAGACAACTTTTTAGACTTGCTGAAAAGTTTGCAGACGGCGGTGAAGTAGTACAGCAAGGAACTCAAAAATATTTAGCTTCTGATGTTGTTAAAGCAATGAGAGAATTGCAAAACAATCCATCTTTAAGCGAAAAGGATGCTATTGATTTATTTACTTCCCGAGGCGCAAATGGAGACTTTATATATACTAACTGGGGTGGAAAAGGTAGCATTAAACCACCTAAGTGGCTTGCACCATATAAACCTCCAGCATCTGCGGCTTATAGTGCTTGGGAACAGGCTCAAGCTGATCGCCAAAATCGTATAGCTGATGCTATGCAGAAACAAGGTAGGGCGATGCGTGATTATGAAGGTCAAACTTCTGATCAAAAAGAATTTTTAGCATCTAGAGGGCTTGGTTATAGACGTAAAAGGTATGCTACTGGAGGTGGAGTTGGTACAGATACCGTCCCCGCCCTTTTGACTCCCGGCGAGTTTGTCATTAATCGCGCATCTGCACAAAGAATTGGTTATAACAATCTTCATAGAATGAATAAAGTTGGTAAATATGCTACAGGTGGAGTTGTTCAGCGTTTTGCTTCTGGTGGAACACCTACCGCATCTTCCTTTCAATCTAACATAAGGTCTGCTGCTAATACTGGTGCTATAGAAAAAGATATTGCAGATCTTTCTAAAAGTATAAAAATAACTAAAACAAGAATAGATGCTTATAACCCAGCTATTCAACACCATACTGACACAGTTGATAAATTATATAAAGATTCTGCTAAATTAGATATTCAATTAAGTAAATATAATACAGAACTAATTAGATTAGCTAATCAGCAAGGCAAAGCTACCGCAACTGGCACGGCAGCAAATAGAATTCTAGACCTAAAGATGAAGGCTGAGACAGAAGCTATTAGAGTAGAACAGCTAGCTTTACAAGAAGAACAAAAATTAACAAATATTAAAAAACAGCAAGAGCAACTTATACAACAACAAAATCAACAGTTAGCACAAAAAAGTCAATTAGCCGCCCAAGCAAAACAGCAAAAACAAGCTGCTACTAATGCTATAGGTTCTACCTTACAGGGCGGTACTCAGTCTAGCTTAGTTGATGTAAATGCTAAAGGTAAAGCAATAGTAAGACAAAATAGAAAAGATGCTGCCAGAAGTGCATCTTCGTTTGGGGGAGGCGGAAATCCCATTAAAGATATAGGTGGTGCTGCAATTGCAGTGTCAATGGTTACAGCGTCTTTACAAGCTATGTTACCACCTCTTGATGAAAATTCATCTACGCTTACACAGTTATCACACTCTTTTCTTGGATTAATAACAACATTATCTGGAGTAGCATTTGCTTTACAATCTTTTGGAGTCACGCTAAAAGCCCAATCAGCCATAAAATTTTTGAGTGGAGGCGGGTTAAGTGCTGACGGTATACAGTCTGTGTTTAATGCAGTAAAAGGTATGGGTGGCAGCACAAACTTGGCTGGAAATATTGCTGGCGTTGCAAATAGTTTTGCTAAAATGCTTGGACCTACAATTGCTATTGTCGGTGGTTTAACTATTTTAAAAATGGCTGTTGATAATGTATCAGAATATTTTAATAGATTTGAAGAAAAAAAACAAGCAGCAATTCAAAAGGGTGACATCGAAACAGCAGGAAAAGTGGCTGGATCCCAAGCAAGAAATGCCACATCTATAAGTGGAACATTTGCTGGTGGGGCTATTGGAACAATAATTGGTGGAATTGCTGGCATGTTTGCTGGACCCGGTGGAGCAATCATAGGTGCAAAAATAGGCGCAAGCGTTGGATCACTTGTCGGAGCAATAACAGAAGACTTTTTTGCTGGTGGATTAGTAGAAGAAGCATCAAACACAGCAATGGCTTTTGCTGCTAATAGTAAGGCTTCTAAAGATTTAGCAAAAGCTCAAAGCGATGCAGCTTTAGCAGCAGAGAAATTTAAGAATGGAACTATTTCAGCGGATGAATATTTAAATACATTTTCACAATCTGCAAAATCTATTTCTGAGAGCAAACAATATGCAGATAAAGTTACTAAGCAATCTACTGAAAACAGATCTACAGGATTTGGAGCTTTGGGTCGAGACATAGTAACTGGACTTGGTGGCGGACTTATGGGAATGGAATGGTCTTCTACAAGAAATAAGCGTTTATCTCAAGAGGGAATCGATGTTGTAAAAACACAAAGGGAGAATGAAAGTAAGTTATTTGATTCAAGCACTGAAGCTAGAAATGCTGTTATTAGAAGCACTATAGCTAGAGGCGGATCAATTGAAGACGCTCAGAAAAAAGTAAAAGAAAAAACTGGATTCGATGCCGAAGATATGAGAAGGCGAGCTTCTACTCTTGGCTTCCAAGCAGAAAGAGCCAGACAGTCTGGTGATGCTAAATTAGCTGGTGAATTAGATACTCAATCTCAAGGATTATTTGCTCAAGCAAATCAATTAGAAGATTCATTTGAAAATTTAGAAAAAGAAGTAAGACGCGCTAAAGAATCATATGATGCTATGAATCTCGGCCTCCGTTCAGCTTCTGCTACCGCATCTGCATTATCGGCAAGTATGGATCATTTCTCTTCTGGTCTTGAGGTCGGCGGATCTCAATTTGTGAACGATGTTGAGTTCTTACAACAAGCTATGAGTAGTTCTGCTCAAGCTATGGATCCAGCAGAAATCAAGAGTGCAGTAAAGGGTGTATCTGATAATCTTAGACAGTTTGGATCTTCTGAAGAATACATAAAGAAATTTGAGGGAAATGTTGCTGCTTTTACTCAGGCTCAAGGTAATTATAACAAGGCTTTTGACAATATTAAAAAATCAATGGCGGATAAGGACTTTAAGAATTTAAGTCCAGATGATCTTAAAAAGAAATTTGCTGAAGAATTGACTAATGGTATGGGTAAAGACGTTTCTGAAGAAGCCAAGAAAAATTTGAAAGCTGTTATTAATGGTATGGAATTAGACAGTGGCGATGTAGACAAGATCATGGCCGGTGATCTTAGTGTTTTTGGAGACAAATTATCAGAAGCTCAAAAGAAAATGCTTGAAGATGTTCAGAAAATTGCTCAAGAACGAGCAAAAGCTGAACAAGTACTAATTGACTTTACTAAGAAAAGAATTGATGCAGAAAGAAATTTAGTTCAAGCACAGCAAGAAGCTCTTGATCTTGTGATGGAAGGTCGAGAAATTCAAGGTAAATATGGTGGCGCAGCAGTAACTAATGAAGAAAGAAAACAAAATCTTCTAGCTAAGTCTAACGTTGAAAGCAATAGGCTTGGTTTGACCGCTATGAGAACTGGCGATGTTGGAGACTTAAGAAGAAGAAATGCTGAATTGAAGGGAAATTTTGCGGCAATAGAAGCTAGAAGAAGTCAACAGGGTGGTATGCAAGGGCAAGCTGGAGTTATGGCAGATGAAGAATCTAAGGATTTACAGAAAGCCTACAAAACTCAAATTGAAACAATAAGGGGATTAATCAAGCTAGAAGAAGAACAATTAAAGATTACTCAAGAAAAGAATAAACTTGAGAAAGAATCTATGGAATCTCTTATCAAGGGAGATGTAGAAGAATTCTTTAAGAAACAATCTGCCGCTGGTGCCACAGCCGCTATCGCTAGTGGTGATCAAAGATTAATGAATTTATATGGTGGAGAAGCTCTTGGTACAGCTTATCAAGATATTCAACGACAACAAGATGCTGGAGTTCAAACTTTATATGGTCAACAGCTTGCTGGCCCCGGCGGTTTGACTGAAGCCGCTGCAAATGCAGCACTTTCTTCTAGAGGTATCAATGACATGAGAGCCGCACAAGTGATGGCCGGAACTACTCCAGAGGAAGAAGCTAGCAAGGCTAGACTAAGAGAACTTGGTGGGGTATTAGGAGATACTGGTCAACTTGGGGCAGAAATGGCAGAAATGCAAGTGCAAACTGCTACTATAAATGTAAATAGCGCACAATTAAAATTTAGCGAAGTTATGAATAGAGGAAATGAAAAAGCCAAGGAAGCACAAAATATAGAAAATCAAAAAGCAAATGGTATGTCTAGGGGAGGTCCGGTATATGCAAGTCGTGGTATTTTTGTGCCTCGCGGAACTGATACTATTCCAGCCATGTTAACCCCCGGTGAATTTGTAGTAAATAGGGCGGCTGTTCAAAGGGATAATAATTTAAGTATATTACAAGCGATGAATAATGGCTCTGGAAGTGTATCTAATGATAGCGGCGCAGTATTAATGGCCCGTGGAGGCATGGTGAGATATAGAAGTGCTGGCAGTTCAAATCCAGAATCACCAGCATCTGGCGGTATGTTTGAAAATATGTCTAAGTTTGTTACAGCAATTTCTAATTTTAATTCAGATTTATCTTCTAATATTGACAAACTTGGAAATACTAAAATCAGTATTAAATTAGATTCAACAAGTGTAAGCATCAACCTAAATGATGGCGGATTATTAAAGGCTCTTACATCTCAAGTTAAACAAGAAATATTTAATTTAGTAAAGACTAGATTAGTTGCTGGAGAAGGTGGAAGACTAAGGGAAAACGCTGGTGTAATATGAGCTTGACATTATGTAGTTCTAATGAAAAAGTTAGACTAAGTGGTGATAGTCGCCTAGTAGGAAAACTATCATTTACTAGTAATAATTTTTCAGTTCGACTATCTTCAATAGGAAGTATCAAGCCAAAAGCAACTATTTATAGAGATTTAAAAGTATCATTACCATCGAATCCCACCTTTATTGCTAATGAAAGTGTTGATTTTTCTCTCAAGAGAGAACTTTTAGAAATTGGTGCTGGCAATATCCGTGGATATAATTCTTGTAGTCTAGGATCAAGTGTAAGAACATCAGCCATATCTAATTTTAAAAGCTCTTTTACTGATAAATTTTCTGGCTATAGACCAAACTTTATTGCTTATGAAAAGTTATATCCACTTCAAGACATATCATTCAAGAGCAAGTTTACCAATAGGAACATAAATGTTTATAAAATAGAGAATAATCTATTTAGTCCTACTAATATATATAGTAGTATTGATGAAGGCGTTTTTACTGGAAACTATACCGACAATGGCAAACTTGGCTCTGTAGTATCAGATGATTCAAAATCATTTGCACTTACCTTTAGAGTTTTTGCGTCTGGAGATATTCAATATAAATTTCGGGTTGCAAAACCAACATCTGTGGCTAAATTAAGTTATTTAGCTATTAGAGCATCTGCCCCCTTTGACAATTATGCTCAAAAGAAACCGCAGCAATATAAAATATATGATATCAAATTTGAAGATCCAAGCGGTAATTTAATTATTCAATATGAAGATATATCAATACGCGGCGATAGTTATTATACTACATATTTATCTAAACCATTAGTCAATAATTTGCTGTTACCAACTTGGGATAGTAAATATCCCTTGATGGATACAAATGGTTTTTATACTTTGACACTTAACATGTCATTTGATTGTAATGCTTATCCATTTACTAGTAATTTTGATACTGGATATGAGCAAACATGTATAATTAATTCAAACATTTTAAGTCCAAATCCATTTATTAGTTTAAATATATCTGCACTTGAAATCGGCAGTAGTGGAGGAGTTGGGATTTTAAGAGATAATTATCTTGCTCTATCTTTGAAGGCTCAAGAAAAATCTCAAAGAGAAAAAAGAACTTTATTGCCAACGCAGTTATTTACATATGATTTTGACAATGGTATATATCCACAAGCTAGCAGCATATGGCAATCGACCGCGAATGAAATAATCTATAATAACACTATTTCATCTGATACTAGCGTTCTTTTAGGTAAAATCAGAAATGATGATCTCAGTCAATACATCAGCCTATTAGACTCTTTACCAGTTCAAAATAGTGGTAGATTAATTTTAAAATTTAATACTAAACCAGACCGTGAAGCATATGATGATTATGTTGGTGGCGCATTTAGGTTTGGAGGTTCTTCACAGTTTAATGATGCAAACTTAGTCAATTATCTACACAATGACAATTTTTTTGATATAGATACCTTGGAATTAAAAGTAATAGCGCGTAAGAAATCTGGAAGTCCAGATTATCCAATAGATGTCGTTGGTTACAGTGATGATAAATTGCTAAATATAACACCAGCCATTGGTGGATTTTTGCAAAATAGTGGTGCTTTTGATTTTGATAGTAATCAAATGCCAGATTCATCTGGCTTTTTATCAAATACCTTTGGCATATCAGATAGTTCTTTATCTGATCAGTCTCAATATTTTCAAAGAGATATTGGCGATCACTATGCTTTTAATAACAGTCCAATTGTAGATAGTACTACTTTTAAAGAGTATACAATACCATTACAGATATATCAAAATCCAAATAAGCTTGGATATACAAGATATTCTATCAGTTCATTTTTTGAAAATCTATATTTAGATATTTCTCCAATTTCTAGCGGTGCAGATATATGTAATGTTAAATTAAATGTATATTATAAACCAGCAAATGCTATTATGATGCATGTCTTGGGAAGCCCTCAAAATAAAAATGCTACTAGAAAAAATATTACTTTATTGCCAGCTTCAAATTATAATGAGAATCAAGTAAATACAAGTATAAAATTAAGTGGTATACTAACTGGTTTATCTACTCCAAATTATATAAAATCTAATTACTCAAGGAGGTGGAGGGGTAATGATGGTAGAATCTTCTCAGGTGGAGACTTTAGCACAGAATCCTTTGATTTTTCTTTCAACCATAAACAAGCTATAAATCCATTTAAAACTTCGTACATAGACTTTAAAAACGTTGTTGAGGATAATGTATTTTCTTCAAATGGTGCTTTGGCTGGACAGTCTGACAATGACTTCAATATTCTTTCTAACTTTGGTTGGAGATATTCATCTAGCCAATTATTTCTTGGCACCACCACTCCATATAAATCTATAGCTTGGAGAAATAACATATTTGATGCCTTCGACCGAGCCGCTAGAATATCATCAGAAGACAAATTTGAAGTATATAATTTTAATAATGATTCATTCACAAATTATGGAGATTCATCTAAAAATTTTGGTTTTGCTTTGTTTATTAGATTTACTCCAGATCAAGTTTCTGATTTATTGATAAATAATCATTTGATTCTTTGCTATGAAAATTTTAGCACTTGGTCATTAGTTCTTATTTGTGAAAATGGCGAATTAAAATTAAAAGTTAAAGACTCTAACGACAACATAGTTACTATAAGCGATAGTAGGGGAATACTAGACTATCAATTCCCATTACCAATACTTATAACATATAATGATGATAATACATATAAATTTAAGCTATATACAGACAACGAATTATTTACTTTATTTAATAATTTAAGAGCAACATCACCATCAATAAATTCGACAAAAGTAATAACTGGCGCAACTTTGAAAGTTGGCCACTCTAGCACTTATACATCTCTACAACCATTGCCTATGTTTGTGCATGAGATAGGAATATCAAATGGTTCATGTAATATAGCAGAGTTTATAAACCCCTATGTATTGTCTAATAAAACGTCAATATCTAATTTCTTTTCTTCAAGTAGAATGTCTTTCAATGATATTTCATCTACTAACTTTAGATCAAATCAGTATTCTTATATTGATGATGATATATCGCTATGGAAATTAGGAGACTTCAAAGTATGTCAATTTTCACCAGACTTTGATTTTTTCACCAAGAGAAATGGTATAGACTTCTTAAGTTTTGATTTGAAACATCATGGATCTGGATATAGTCAAATAACTAATTTATCTTTACCAGAAAAGATTATTACTTCTGGAGTTTCATACCATACTCAAATAGAAAATGACTTTTTAAGATTTAATTTGTCTAATATTCCTACTATTGATAAAGACAGATTTTATGCTATATCGCCTAGAATATCTAAGACTTTGCCAAGAGGATACAAATTTAATCAAGATGCTATTTGCGTTGATACAATTGTTGAACATGAAACCAACGACGATATTGTATGGCCCAATGGAAAAACTGGACCAAAATTAATTGTAAGCTTGTACGCTAAAACCCAAGACAGTGATCAAAGGCCAAGCAAAATATTTGGTTTAATAAACAGATCAACTCATTATTTAGAGCCTTCTGGATGTATACGAAAATTAACTAGTAAATTTTCTTTTGATGACTTATTAGACAATTCAGAACCTTGGGCTTCATTTGATGTAGAATCATACACAAAGGAGTTTAAAGAAAAATATTTTTCTCAAGATATTGATAATATGTTTTTGCAATATGATCTAGTTTATCCCTCTGGTCGCCCTTTTTCATCTTTGATAAAGATTCACAGCGCAAATGTAAGAATAGAGGACGCCATATTTATAAGTGATAATAAAGATTCGCAGCTTAATTTATATGCTAGTGGTCAAAAGTATCAAGTTGGTCATTTAAATCTTTTTGTTCCAGAAAATGGACCAATAATATATTCTGGTATAGATTTATTTGTTAATGGTAATGGACCCATTAATTCCAATATGAATCTATTTATTGATAGCAGTGGATATCCATGTGAAAGTCCATATCTAACATTGTACACTGTATCTATTGGATCTTCTGATAGCGAAGAAGAAGTTTTTGGATCAATGTTTGGAGCATCTCCACGAAAAGGATTAAACTTATCTATAAGCGGTCAGTTCATGGTAGAAACAGATCTTTCATTATGTATAGAAGGATCTGGATATTATGCTCAATCATATATTAATCTTAATACAGCAGTTGCTGAAGATATATATAAATTTGATAGTATTAATTTAAATGCACTGGGTAGATTAAAAGATGAAGATTATTTCCCATACTCTACAGCATCATTGTTTGTTAATGGTCAAGAATTCCCAACAGAAATAAACAATTATTGTTACTTATATACCGTATCTGATGACAAAAATATAATTAAAAATTCTGGTGGAATGAATTTATTCACTATAAATTATCCAATTTCTTCATCGTTAGCAAATAATAGTGCATCCATAAGGTGGGATCAAAACAATGTTGGAAAAAATATTACAGTTCAAGATAATAGTTATGCCTATATTGATTCAGATGACAACATTCGTGGTGTTGACTTAGTTTGCTATGGTGTATGTTCAAATAACATTCATAGATGCTACGAATCTACTGTAAATATACATGGTATTGAGTGGTACAATCCAGAAGTATGTGTAAATGGTGGAATATTTAGAGCAAAAAATACATATACTAATTTGAATTATCCAAGCGGTTCTTTTAGACATACTTTAGTATCTAATTTGTTCACTAGTATTACTACTGAGGATTTGATACCATTATCTACTGAAAACAATTATGATATTATTGATGAAACAATTTCAAGTAATGTAATTTATGATCCTATGCCCTATAGTGGTCATTTTTATGGTATCAGAAAGTATAGCGGTTTAGCTCCAGACCTTCCATACTATGTAAACATTACTGGTAAAACTGGATCTACGCAACCTATAGATATACCTACAGAAATCATAGATGTAGAATACAACAAGCTTGAAGACGATAAAATAGATATTGACTATAAAGGGGTCAGACTATTAGCTAATTCAAATTACAGGCACTCTGGTGATAAGTTTGGCAAAGCCATTGCCTCTAAAGAAAACTTATTAGCCATTGGTTCGCCAATGAGATCAATAGTTTATAATAGTGGAATTGGATCAAATATAACTCTTCAAGAAGCTGGTTCAGTATTTTTGTATAAGAGACAAGACAGACCGGTTGGTAGTAGTTGGCCTTTAGAAAATTACAAATCTCCTTGGATGCTAGATGATGTAATAACGTTGCCATCTGGCCTTATGAAAGATTATTTCTATAAAGAGAATATAACAATATCCAATTTACCATTTCAAGCTGTTAGAACAACTTGGTTTGTTGGTCAAGAGGGTAGACAATTCGGACATTCGGTTGATTTGTCTGTTAACAAAAATGAAAAATCGCTTGGGGAAAATTCTCGTCAGATACTAGTAGTTGGTGGACCAAGTGCTAAGTGGACCCCAAGACAGTTTGATTACAGTGAACCATCGGGCGTAAATGTTGGATTAATCATATTTACAGATGAATTTAAACCAAGAATACCAGCACCGACATTAGGTGCGCCTTACAGAACTATAGGATATGAAGATGTATTATATGCTATCCAAGACAAAGATTTAGTATTTCATTATTTTTCTAATCCAAAAGTTAAATTTAATGTAAAACTTATTATATGTCAACCAATTGCTGATAGTCCAGAAATAACAGTATCAGAATTTCCAGATAAACCTTCGTTTATGACGCTAAAACCCATTAGTCGTAATATAGGATATCCAGTTACTACTGAACGCACATCTAAAATATTAAATGATATTAAATCTGCATTCTTTGAAGCATTTCCAGATAACAACAATTTACCTCCGTTATTAGGATTATATGTTGATAATAGTAATTCATTAGGAAGAGAAGCTTTAGAACCAGCTATTGACCAATTTATAAATTTCTATAAAAAATATACCTTTGATAACGGACTTGTTGATTTCAACCAGATAAGATCTTCTGGAGAAGTGATAGAATATATTCCAGATGATTATGACGCTGAAAACTGGGTAGACATGTCCAGACTTATACTTTCAGAAGTTTTAGACACTGGCAATCTTGTCAAAAACAATCAAGTTAGATTTTTTGCTCAAGAGGTTGGCAACTTTAATGAATCTGATGCGGGCTTTAACGTTCCACCAGAAAGTGGTGGAAAAGTATATATCTTCGAAAAAGAAAGCGGCTCTTGGAATTTAATACAAGAAATTAAATCGCCAAATGTAACATATGAACACCCAGATAGATTTGGACATTCAGTCAGCATAAGTGATGATGGAGAAGTTATAGCAATAGGATCACCTTATATAAATCAAGCTGTAACTATTTACGAAAGAAAATCAGAACAAAGAGATCAATTCTATAATTCATTAATTGATTGGGTAGAGAACAATCGTTCAGAAAAATATTCAAAACAAATATCAGATTACTATGAATCAAGTAATCTAAAAAATAGGAAATATGATCTATACTTGAGCTTAGACAAAGAAGATAAATTCAAGTCCAGAGTAGATTTAAATATTGAAGAATATCAAAATATTTACACGTTTAATTATAGCAACATGCAACCGATTGGAAGTTGGTCGTTTATACCAGAAGCTGTAGCACCAACATCAAGACTTGGATATGCAGTTGATGTAAATGAAGATGGTAGTATAGTAGTCGCAAGCGCACCAACAGACAGTTTGAATTTATACAACGACGGTGATGTTTATTATGCTCATAATGCCAACTTTAGAGATAAAGGTTTCTTTGGTGTTTCTTATTCTGATAATCCTTTTGGTCAAATAAAATCATCTTGGTCATCAAGTGTCAATGCTGGATCTATTCATGTATTTGAATCTCGTAAATATTATCCACATAATAAAGTTATTGAATATGGAAGATTTGGTAATTTGCATGAAATTACTAGTGATGATACCCCAGACTCTGGACACTTTCACTATCTAACAGATATTTTTAGTGATAAAAATTTCACAAAGACAGAATTTACAGATAGCAGCATACCAAAAGAAGCTGGATTAGTATTTATAATAACTCCAAAAGAAGATGCTCTTACTGTTAGCGATGAAGTATTTAATAATATCTATAACTGGTTGGCTCTAGGAGATAGAAATTTAGTTTTGGTTGCCAATGATCCAATATGGGAAGGTAATGGTAAATATAAAAACTCAAACGATATACTAAACAAGCTATTAGAGAGATTGAATTCTAGGATGCGTATAGTACCAGCCAGAAGTAAATATGAATCTTTACCAGAAGGTTATGCATCATTTA